CTACACACATTTTCTTCTATATTCTATGATTTTGTTGTCAGTGCCAACGATTTTTTCAATGTCAGCAAACGACTTTTCGGGTGTAACATGTGTATACAAGTCCATTGTCATTTTCAGTGTTGCATGACCCAAATATGATTGAACAACTTTCGGCTCTATCCCTGACTCAAAACATCTTGTCGCAAACGTATGTCTGAATGTGTGACCGCTAAAAAATGGAAATTCATTGTCACTGCTCTTTGTATCATTTATCCGTCTTACAACTGAACGTATAGAGTCGCTGTATATAACCGAATTAATTGGTGTGTTAAACCTTGTAACAAACAAATATTCGTTTTGCTCCTTGGGTCTGCGTTCTGAAACTATCTTTTTAAGCTCAAATTGTTTCGTCAGATACTCCTTGCACACACTGTTAATTGGTACGTGTCTGTAACTCTGCTTGGTTTTTGGTGGCTCAACATGAAATGTCTTGCCTTTATCTTCAAGGTATTTCTGATACACAAGTGTCTTATTAACATCAATATATCCCTCGTCCATATGTATATCTGCAATCGTGAGCGCAAACAGTTCTCCCGGTCGCAAGCCTGTATTAACTGCCACATTATACATGCTGTCGTAAAATGTGCCCTTGCATGCTTCAAAAAACTCGTTCTGTTGCTCTGCTGTCAATGCAAAAGCATTAACTTCCTTGTCTGCTCTCAGCTTTACACCTTTCGCCGGGTTCTTAATCATTAGGTCATCTTCCATAGCTCTACTGAACATGTCATTTAAAATAACCTTGATTTTGCTCTGTCTCTCATACTTATAGTTATCGTCAGAAGCTTTGTCGATAAGTAACTGCACATCTGACTTGCGAATAGATGTTATTTCATGGTTTCCTAAGTATGGCGAAATGTTCTTCTTATATATATGCGTGTACTCCCTAATGGTATTGGGGCGCACTCTCTTTTTCTTGTATACATTCATCCACCTGTCAAACCACACATCAAGGGTAATGCTGTCTCTAACACTTGTGAATTGTTGATTGTCGGTCACTGCTTTACTAAGTTCTTTCCGCAGTTCCGACAACTTGCTGTTGTAAATCGTCTTGATCTTGCCGAACCTATCTTTATATCTGCCCTGATAAAGTCCGTCCTTGCGCTGGGTTATTCCGACTCCCAGCTCTTTTCCTCTCAAATCCTTTCCCATACTGATTTATGGCTCCTTTCAAAATCAAAAGCCATTATATGATAATTTCTATATTACTACATAATGGCTCATAATTCAATATATCTATATGCTATCTGTCTTTTCGAGGTATTTTTCAAACTCCTTGCGCTTGACTAATCGCTTACCTCTTCCAACGAAAAGTACAAAAGGGCACGAGGGATTATTAAGCATATCATTAATTCTGTTAATTCCGATATTGCTGTACTCCGCAGCTTCATCAATCGTCAGCGTTACCTTTTCCCATATTGGCACTTTGTTAATCATTGCCCGACTCCTTTCTATCTTTTCTTTAATGTCTGCCACTCTCCGGGAAGTGGTTGTTTTTGAAATTAATAGTCTCTGTGATACCTCTTCAAGGCTTTTATCAGCAACTAGCAACTCAAAAACTTCCGCTTCCTCATCGGTGAAATTGGCATTTTTCAAAATTTCTTCAAGTTCCGGTCTAGTCAGCTTCGAAAACTTCATAGACCTATCTCCTATTCTTCGGTTTTGCTCGCACTGTGTATACAAGTATTTGAGTATCGGCATGAACTGTTACACGGCTTGTTGTCCTCGTATGCACATTGTCTTTCAATTAATTTCGTATCACTTATAGTTTTGTTATTTATCTGTGTCATTCCGCACCTCCGATAAAATCACTTAATCTCATTTGAGCCATTTCGGTATCTAGCCTCTGCTTTGATACCTTGTAATAGTATTCGTCAAGCTCGAATCCAACAAATTTATGATTAGTGTTATAGCAAGCTATTAGACTGCTAGCACTGCCTACATGAGTATCAAGTATAATGTCATTAGGTTTTGCATATCTGTTTAATAGCCATTCATATAGTGCTACAGGCTTTTGCGTTGGGTGGATACGGTTTTCTTTAAGTTTCATGTTTTGCTGAAGCATTCCAGCCCACCTGTATTTAATTCGCCTTACTGCAGTACTGAACGAAGTCCATGCAAGCTCACAATCAGCAAAATCGTTATCCCCATTATCTTTATCCCAAACAATCCAACAACTACTATCAAACGGCATTTTGCTGATAAAATGATTTGCGCCACATATAATTTGATTTTTTGAAACTCTAAAAAGTTCATCAAAGTATTTTTCGCTTGGTGGTTTTAAATCCATTCCACTAAAAGCCTTGTAATCCTTTGCTTTCGCTAGTCCGCTTCTTGTATGGTTTTTGTCTCCGTTTTCTCCAATCCCATATGGCGGGTCTACAATCGCAAGGTCAAAATACTTGTCGGGAAATTCTTTCATTCCTTGCATACAATCCATGTTGTAATATCCAAAATCCAACATTTTCTCTTACCAAAAGGAAACCTCGGTTTTATGTCGCGACAACCTATTCCTTTCTGATAAATTAATTAATGTTTAATATTTTCACTACACCACTGCTCTTGTATCTCATCATCGGTCTTATCTCACCCACGGATGTCGTGCCACGCAAACGCTACCTCTGTCAGACCGATTATGCCGAATACTATGAGGGCAGTGTATACTACTGTTGTTGTGCCGGTCATTCTGCATCACTCCTTAGCCTTAATATTCAAAGTGTTTTCAATCTCCCTCAAACTTTCCTGTACATCTGCAATCTGCAAATAACTAAACGGGCTGTCGCAACCACTGACATAGTGATTGATTTCAACACATTTTTGATGGACTAATTGCTTTAGTTCAATTGCGAATTTTCTTTTTCTCTTATTGCTTCACTCGCTGTCATATTCATACCTCACTTTCAATCAAGATATCCATTCCACCAACATTTTTCTTTTGGAACTTCTTTAATTCGCAAATTAGTATGTCCTGCAATTAACCTTTTGTCATTGTCCGTAGGATTTGAGGCCATACGATTTAGTATTTCTTCTGCTCTGTTTTTATCTTCTCCGCAACAACAGATAAGGCAATCATTAAATTCCTTTGTATCGCCTTTGATTATGTATTCAACATCACTCATTCTTCATCACTCCAATCGAATTTTTGACCGCAATTCATACAATGGAAGTAGAAAGTCTTATTATCAGCCGGCATTCTGTCTGTCAAAATTTCTCCACATGTCGGACAGCACAAGTACTCCTCTTCCAGATTTTCAAAATACTGCTTCATGATAGGTTTCTTTGGAATTTGCTTTTCTATCGCTGATATTGCAAATCTAATTGCTTCTAAAACGTTGTAATCGGGGCTTGGCTTCCATCTTTCTTTTAGATACTCAAAATGCATTCGCAAAAATTCAATTGCTTTTTTCGCTGTCATATTATCCCTCGCTTTCCAATAACCCTGCATTATCAAAAATGTTGCCGATAACTTCTACTTCACAACCACTTAATTGTTCAAAATTCATTATTGAGCAACCATATTGCTGATATTCAAAACAAGCTTCATCCTGTTTCCACGCAATCACATATTTTTCTTCTGTGAAATCACGACAAACAACAATGTCGTTTTCCCAAATCAGCTTTCCATTCTTATCTTTCAAGCCTGTGCATTGGCAGATGGTATCTGGTCGCACTTCAAAAATTCCATTTTCCTCTGTAAAATCCTCAAAGCAATCATATTCTGCTTTATCCGGGCATAAAATGTATGGAATACTTTGGCCTAATCTAAAGAACACATTTGTAATTAGATTGCCAATTACCCATTCTTCGCTATCAGTTTTCTTTGCTTTGAATAAATATCTATCGTTCATCTCTTCCACCTGCCTTTATTTTTCCTTTCGACATGTTCGGGCAGTCGCTACGTTTTAAGCAACCTCCTGCTTCAATACAGTTTCCACATTCCCCACCCGCCTTTACAATCTCGATTGCTTTATTTAATCCGTTGCAATAACAACAATGACTTTCATCCTCTTTGCAAGTAGGAAGTTCACAAATGGAACATTTTTCACTTTCATCTTCCAACTGTTCCACAACCTTATCTACATCGTAGGCTGTTGGATATTTATCCAGTAATAGCAATACTGTATTTGTATTGAGCAAAGTTCCATTACTTAAAGTAACCGATTCCAAATCTTTCTTTAGTGCATCAGCATCAATCAATCCCATTGTTTGTCCTCCTATTCCGCTTCTGATTGAAGCCATTCAAGTATTGTTGGCGCTTTTGCTCGGCATTCTCTACAAGAAATTTTACCTTGCCCGCAGTCTTTATTTGCATATCCTATAATATCTGCAAAACAAGTGGCTTCCATTTTATGTATAAACTCCGCCAACTCTTTGTCTGACATATTCCTTATCCTGTCAGCGTTAGTCATTCTGCTATCGCATCTGCAACAAGGCTCACTGTCTCTTGAATTACTGTTGTGCTGGCAGTTACAAGTGCTATTAATACTGCCATTCAATTCGGCTAATTTGTTATAATAGTACCTTATATACTCCTTACCATACATCTTTGCTCTCTTTTCAAACTCGTAAACAGCATTACGTTCCGCAAGCTCTTTTATTTGTTTGCTACTACACATCTTCTCCACCTCTTAATTCTTTCAACCTTGCTTTGGCTTTTTCCTCTGTAGAAAAATACTTGCAATTTTCCTTGTCAATATCCTCAATCTCGTATATCGCAAGTTCTTTTATAGGTCTTTTCATAACCATTGCATACTTAGGATTGTTTATATCAACAATGTAATACACATATTTACAAGGTAGAATAACAAGTCTGTCCTGTTCCTCTAGCTGCTGATACTCTTTAGATTTTTCAAGCCATTCAGCTAACTGTTCGCAATCTTCTGCGCTTTTAATGCAAGCAACACGCATAGGATTATTTATATCAAAGAAATCTGCATGATAACGATGCTTTCTAGCTGTTTCTTGCGTGTGTTCTATAAATTCGTCAATATTCATTCCTGCTCCTTATCCGGAAGTTTAGCCAGTTTCCATGGTGTACACCTATCGCCACTCCACGATGTTCTTCCACAATCCCAAGCGAAAACGCTTCCATTCTCATATTTTGCAAAATACCTTTTAAACCATCTGTGGTCGTTGCTATCTCTTACCAGTATTGGTGTATCAACTGCAACCTTTGACCAGTCAACAGGTGGTTCAACATATTCGCTATTCGCCCACTTTTCTCTTGCAGAGGTGCAAGAGTCAGTATTACTAAGACCAAATAAACAATCTTTACACGCTAATTTATAGCACGGTGCCAGCTCTAATGTTGCTTTGTCAACTGCTATTTTGCTACCACCACAAGCAATGTCTAAAATCTGTTCTGCAAATTTCTCTCTATTTGTCATTGTTTTGTACCCCTTTCCCAATTCAATATTCAAATTCTCTGCTTGAAATAAATTTTACAATTTCTCCATTTTCGATAATTACAAATTCTGCATAGAAATTGTCTATATTGTCTTTCATAGAACATTCTAAATATTCGTCTTGTTTATCATCATATCGCTCAAACCATCTTTCCACCCCATCATCGCAACTCGTATTTTTAAAAACAAAGAATGGGTACTCACTTTCGTCAAGCTCTAAAATGCTATCTGCAATCTCATTAAATCTTTCGATGATATGTTCTCTTTCAAGAGGAGACAGTCCATCTTCACTCGATTTATCGTAATCTGTATTCTGTTTAACAAATTTTCTAATACTATCAGAAACAAGTTGTCTATCTTTCGTGAAGAATATCTGTTGATTTGCAAGTTCCCAACAAATTCTGTCTGCCGTATTCTTGCAGATATTTACCTCGTGATTTGTTCGCTTATATACCTCTCCTGTTATGTCTGATATAATGCTTTTCTTAAAGCCAAAGGGTGTTGTAATAAACTCGGGGATATATTTATCCGGAAGAATTCCCATAACTATAGGTGAGAAAAGCCATGAATTTTTAAAATCGCAAATGGCCTCTCCTGTGTAATCTCCCTTGATTCCAATCAAACTGCTATAACTCATACGTTTTTACTCCTTTCCCATAATCCGGCATATGTTTAAATCTCTCATACTCTTTATTGTCTCTATGTGTTTCCATGTAGGCTTTCTGTCTATCGTCTCTCATCTGCTTTATGTGAGCGTTTTGAGTACTGTCGTTATCCCATGCATAAGTCATTAATCAATCACCTTTATGTACCTTTCATCAACGTAATTAACTTCATCGGCAAGGCATTGTGCCACTTTCGGCAATGTCAGACCGAATTGATTAAATTTATACAGTGTGTCAATTAAATCCCTAAATTCTGCGATAAACTCTTTAATTTCCTTAACCGACAATTTAAACATCAATTTAAGTGCAGTACATGCTAAAACCATGTAGCTGTATGCCGTGTCGTTTAAAAGCTGTCGTGTGTCGTTTATCGTAAGTGGATTATTCCTTTGATAAATCCTAATCAACTGCTGCATTGGGATTAAATTAATCTCTTTCTGCACATCAATGCCGTATCTCACTTTCAAAAGTTCGGCAAGCGTTTCGGTTTTCATTTCTTTTTCATCCTGTGCCCTTTCAAGGTACTCATTTATGGTTCTTTCAAGCCTTGCAATGCGCTTATTGCCAAATCCGTGGTGTAAATACAGTACATAGTAGCCCAAGTCCATAAAGTCTGTGAAAGACCGCCTTACGAGCTTTCTGCGGTTATTACTGTTTTTCAGTGTAACTCTCTCTGATTTTGTCCATGTAAAATCCGGCTCTTTGTGCTTTTTCTTTGGTTTCAGTTTGTTGCTCATATTTCTTCATTCTTTCTTCAAGTTCTCGTTTCGTTCTGCTAAAACAGGCTTCGGTATTTTCTTCTGTGACTTTTACAATTTCTTTATCGCGCCACCGGATAGTTATTTTTGTTTCCTTGCTATTGGTTTTATAAAACATTCGCAAGTCATATCTCCTTTGCAGTGGTCGGTAAAAATCGTAAAAATCTTTCAAGGTGTCCATTGTGGACTCCTTTCTTTCATTTTCTGTCGTGCTATGTTTGCCTTTTCACAAGTTGCATTCTTAACGTTTTTCTTATAGTGCATTTCGCAGACCTTATATCCGGGTTTTACCGGATTATCACAGAAAAAACATAGTCCTTGTTCATATCTGCCGGTTCTTTCAGGCATTTTAACATGTGCTCTTCTCATTGTTTCTCTGCAAAATGTGCAAGTACTATGCCCCGGGTCTGCTTTCCTTTTACGACAGCGTGTGCATATGCCATTTTCCTTGTCTTTTTCGTATCGCGCTTTTCGCCATACTTTTTGTCGCTCGTTGTATTTTTTGACATCAGTAGCGCGTATCTTTGACATGGCTTCGGCTGATTTTGCCCTACACTCAACACAGCTTTTTTCGTCACCATACAGCAAGTTCTTGCCACACCTAGGGCAAACACCAACCGCCTGTAATTTCTTATAAAGCTCTCGACCATATGCTGTACGTTTGCTGTTGCATGCCGTGCAAACCACCCCTTCTCTGTCAAGCGGTTTCCCACAAAGCACGCAAAGGTTATTGACTTTTCGTTCTTCATACCTTTGTCTTGAATACTTGTCTTTTATCATTTTTTGTTAGGAGTAAAGCCAGCTTTAATTGTGCGCACAAACCTCTTTACCTCCTATCTTTTCATCTGCTCGATACGTTCCTTAATTTCTTTTGGCATTGGAATACCTTTAATTGGCTTATTTTGGCTTTTATTATCTTCTAACGATAATTTTATCACCTCACGATTTTTAGTGCCAATTTGAGCCGAATACGAGCTTCTATTGGTACTTTCAATCAATGCTTGTATATCCTTTGGCATTTTTTGATATTCCTTTGCTCGATTAACAACCGTCCTATAAGTTCTCATAAAATTTGACTGGACTACGTTTTCAATGCTCTTGCTGTCTGTCAGCGCCCAATTCCGCAAGTTATCTGGACTCCCGACAGCCTTTTGCACGAGTGGTGGTAACTTGTTAAATTCTTCAACTGCACCATAATAGCCATTTCGTATTGCCCTGCTAACAAGGAACCATGCTTCCATCTCGTTTAGTTCCTGTGGATTCTGAATGGTGTATATTGTATTTATCAACTGCCCTATGCTTGGTGCAAAACCACTTGTATCGGATGTTATGTAGGCTCTCAAACCCATTTGCACAACGTTGTAATCCATATCCTTAAGCATCGTATACCACGTATCAACTGCCACTGTTTTATCCGGTGGTTTAAAATTCGGATATGCCGACTGGATAACCATTAAGAGTTTAATTGTTTCATCTCTTGTCATTAAGCATTTCTCCATTCATCAAACACATTTTCTTTATTTTCCTGTTTTCGACTTCTTTCCCAAGTCCGGACTGCTGCTTTCCAGTCTTTCATTTTGTTTTTGCCAATCATCCAGCCTTTGGATTCATAAAAATCAATAAATGATTGAGCATCAATGTTATTGCTTCTCTCAAGGCAGTACTGCTCGACTTCTTCAACGCTTGGGGGGATAAAGCGTCTTTCTTTTTCCCCTCTCACACTCTCTCCTTTACTATCCTTATCTATACTATCCTCTCCTAGCCTATCCTTACCTATACTATCCTTACCTACGGATACATCTTGTATACATTTTGTATCCATTTTGTTTACATCAAGCGTATATGCTTTATTTTTCTTAACTCCAAGCATGGATTTTTCGTCTACATAATCAGTAGGTCTGTATCTGTCGGACTGTATGTAATTGTGCATTTTCCAGTGCTTAATAACGATAATTCCGCTTTCAAATAAGATTACAAACGATTTTGCAATCAGCAGTTTAAAATCATCATCACTCGCGCCACACATTCGCTGTATTTTCTTGGGATTATTAACAAATCCATCATCGTCAGCATTCATGGATAGGTGAAAGTAAAGCATTTGAGTGCTGCTCGGCATATCGAGAAAAGCATCACTTTCAGTTATTTTTTTAGCAAACATTCTACGTTCTGCCATTTAATTAATCTCCTATTTTCTTCAAGTTTCGGTTGATGTATTTTAATCTTTTTCCTCGTACTTCTTACGCTTCAAGTTGCGCCCTTGTTTGAATTTTACCCATTCTTCAATCTCGGCATTAGTGACCGCAAAAATCTGTTTTAAAATCTCCAAACAGATAATTACATCTGCCATCTCCCCAACGAGATTGCTCCTGTCACCTATACCTCTAATTTCCTTGCTAATTGCCTGTGACAGTTCGGAAAGCTCTTCTATGCATACCACCGACTGCATTCCCTCACCATAATGCTTTATGCTCTTGGAAACTATTGATTTATCAACGTTAATCTCCATTTTTATTTCCTTTCTTTGGTTTTAATTAATTAAACCTTTTATCTGCTTTTTAGCTGTTTCAAATATCTTATTGTGAATGTAGCTCTTGATATCGTTGTAACAATTTTCACATACGTCACTTATCACCGTCTTTTCATTAACATTTGAATAGCCTCTTTCTGCGTAATCGCCAGGGTAAATATAAAAACCTGTTATTTTATAACAATTGCTACAAAATTTGCCACAAACATCACATTTGTACGCTTTACTCACTCTGAATCACTCCCTTTCTTTTCTTTCAACTGTTCGGCTATTTCGTCAATCTTTTCTTCCTCTAAGATTGTAAAAGCATATTCTTCCTTGATAGCTTTTATAGTGTCATCAACAGCCTTGTTATAATTATCAATATTAGACTTTCGATATTTAAGCACTTCATTATTCAAAGTTTCCTCGCCCCAATCTCCACTATCAAACCATTCAACAGCCTTAAATACAGGACTAAGTGTTTCAAAAAGTGTTTCTATTCGTATACTTGCCGACTTGATATACTCGACTAGTCTCTGTGTATCTTTAGCCACATCTTTAAAACCCGCACTATTCAATCTATCAACCATATCTTGCAGTAATTCTGTTGACGAACCATTCATAAGTTCGTCAATATCTTTGCAATACAAATAATTCCAACTACCACCGCTCATTCACTTTCACCCGCTTTCAATAAATCCATAAACTTCTCATACTGTTTCTGCGACACCTTGTTATGCTCTTTTTCTGGCTTTAAGCAGATTATAAGGTGTTTTTCTGCTATATTGGATAATTCCCTCGCTAACACCTTTTTGCCTTGCTGTATGCCGTCCCTGTAACCTTTAGAGGGCTTAAATTCATTTATCTTTTCCTTGCCCTCTCCTTGACCGCCTGCTGTCTTGTTATATCTGCATTGATAACCTTTTTTGGTGTACTCCAAAATCCAGTACTGCTCCATTTCGTCAAGCTTGTCTTTCGGATAGTACATAACATTCAATTTCCAACCATAAGGATTTTTTTCGCTATAAAATCCTCTTTTCTTGATTGATAAATCTATGTGCTGATAGCCTGTCAAGTGCGATATACTACGTTCTAAGCAATCTACGCTTTGACCGATATAAAAGTACGATATTCCGTTTTCATCTGTTCTAGTGTAGAAATAAATACCACTCTTACGTTTCATATCAGGGCAAACATCTAAGATACGCTTTTCGTTTTTGCTTTTGATTGCATATATTTGTCGCATATTACTCAATCGGTTCACACTCCTATTCCTTTACAAAATAAAATGTAATGCACAAAATAAAACATCTAAAAATCCAAATAAGATTGACAATACAAGCCATACAATGTCTTTCTTGATATTAAACTTGTCGCATTTTAACGCAAAAATCCAACTTAAAACCATAAATACAAACGCTAGTAATAAAAACACAGTATCATTCCTTTCTTTATATGAAATCGGTTATGCTCATCTGGTTATCTTTCTCAAACACAAGTATTTCTTTCTTTGCAATTTCAAAATAATGTGGGTCTAATTCAATTCCGATAAATTTTCTATCTGCTTTTATACAAGCAATTCCTGTGCTTCCTATCCCCATAAAAGGGTCTAAAACAACTTGCCCTTTATCCGAAGAATTTTCAATCAATATTTTCATTAGTTCAGCAGGTTTTTCTGTGTCATGTAGATTATTCCCACTTGTATCCTTTTTCTTTTTATTTGGGATAGACAATATATCACTTGTTCCGCAGTTGTTTATTTTTACTCCTTTCCCTTTTCGAAAAAACAAAATGTATTCAAATTGTGACATATAATACTGGCCCATTATTTTGTTTCCCTTATCCCATATCAACGATTTAATAAAATGGAATCCATAAGTTTTAAGCCCTTGCTCTTTTTCCTTATCGGTTCTTAAATCAGTAAAAGCGTTTAGCATGTGTATAAGATTGACATGATTAGTCATAACATAACAATGGCTACCATCTTTAAGTATTCTGTAAAACTCTGATGCATATTCCGAGCAGTCAATGTTATTGTGCGTAAATACTATTCCTTTTTTATTTATTTCCTTTTGCAACATTCCACCACTGTTTCCAGCACTTCCTCTCGATGTTGTTGGATATGGTGGGTCTGTCGCTATTAAGTCAATACTTTCGTTTGGAATCTTCTTAATAATGTTTAAGCAATCATCATTGAAAATATTTACATTCCTCTGTTCCATTTTTCAATCGGAGTAAAACCAGTTTTAATGTGCGCACAAACCTCTTACTCCTTTCATAATATTTAATTGTTTTGTTATCTTTAGTGAATTAATTAAATGGTAATTCCTCGTCAATACCATCAGGAATTGACATAAAGCCATCATCGGGCTTTGGCTGTGGTTCTGCACTGCTGCCACTTGAATTTTTACTGTCGCAGAACTCAAGTTTAGATATGTTGCAATCGTTAGTGTAGACTGTGTTTCCGTCTCTATTCTTGTAACTGCCTGTAGTCCACTCACCGATAACTGCAATCTTTGAGCCTTTGAATACGTGCTTTTCTACTGTTTCAGCTATTTTGCCAAAAGCCACGCAGTTAATGAAATTCGCCTTATCGTCTTTCTTTTTAAAATTTTTATCAACGGCAAGTGTAAATCTTGCTATTGCCATTGCATTTTCACCCTGTGTGTATCTAATGTCCGGGTCGCGTGTCAATCGTCCTAAAAGTGTTACAATATTCATTATTTTTCTCCTGTCTGTTTAATTTTTAAAAAGGGCACTCATTAGGGTTAGCAAGTAGCCATTCCTTGTTACGCTCTGCAACATCCACATTCGCCCCATAAGCGACTTTTTTCATTTTCTCAATAAAACTATCCTTATCAGCATTTTCACTTGATAAATGACACATTATGACGTTCTGCAAGCTATCTGAATAATTTGCCTTAACAAAATCGCAAGCCGTGTCAATGGATAAATGACCTCTGAAAACGTGATTAGCTTTGCCTGTGTTATCCCTGTCTATTAAATCCTTGTCATAGTTCACACCTAAGAGAATGTGATTTATGTCCTTAAATTTCCACTTAATAACTTCACAATCCGTTATGTAAAGCATTCTCCCCATTTCCTTGCGAGTAATCAGAAAGCCATATATAGGACAAGGTTCGCCATTTGCGTTTGTGTGTGTCCACCTGCCATCTATCGTTGTTAAATCAAAAGGTTTTACTGTAAATCCGCCCATATTCATTGACATATAATCAATCTTCAAATATGGTGCATAAATCGGTATTCCCATAGATTTAAAATCTTTTAATGACTTTGAATGGTCTAGAGGTGGGCGTGACTTATAATCACACCCTTTATCCCCCTTATATCCCAGTTCAAGCCTTTCTTAATCTCCTTAATTCCGATACCGCAATCAAGGATAAGTGTTTCTCCACTGTCGGAAGTTAAGGTGTAGCAGTTCCCTGTACTTCCTGTTGCAATACATTTAAGTTTCATCAATTCTCCCATCTATGTTCGTCTGCGATTTTGTCAATAACTTGTCTTATTTCCCACTTTTTATCATCGTCAAGCTCGTGCCTTAATACTTTAGAAAAAGCTGTATCGTGCGCATATCCTAAATGCTCCGAAACTTCCCACAACTTTACGCCATTTTCTTTTGCATATTCTCTAATATCAACATTTTTCATACTTCCACCTCATCATCTTTTGGAAACTGAAAGATAGCATTGTCGATAAAATTTACTCTTGACGGCTGATTTTCTGTTTGCACCATAATACCGCACTTCTTCAATCTTTCAAATCTCTTTGCCACATCTTCTGAAACATCAACATTCTGCATTACTATAGGCATACCGGCATATGCTTCTCTAAGCATTTCCATAGCCTTTAAAGCCTTTTCTTCGGTAGAATATTCAGCAATTTGCATGTCATCACTAAGTGACTCAACGCCTGTTAAGTTTTTATTCAGAAAATAAATTCTTGACCTGAATCTCTGAATAATCACCTCTTCATATGGCATATCCATTGTTCCGTCCTGTGAAATTACTCTCATATCAGCTCTCCTCACTCTGCATGAATGGCGGTAGCTCCTCTGACTGCTTGTCTGCTGTGTCAACAGCTGCGCCATCAACTACATCTGCCTTATCCTCTATAAATTCAACAGTATTAGCATTTTCGGCAATTTCAGCCTGTGCAACTTGATATACCTCGTCCATTTCAACCTGTGCCTGTCGTGCCATTGGGTCATAATTCTTAGGATATTTCCTTGTTGCATTGTTACACATTTTTCTCTGTATCATGCTCTCCGGAGTGTCAAGCCAAGCACCACTTATAAACGGCTTTGCAATCTCGCATTCAAGCATTTCATCTACTGTCGTGCAACCTCTCAAAGCATTAAGAATTTCTTCTTTTTTTGCTTTAATCTCGCTTTTTTGCTTTGGTGTGGCATCCCATTTATCCTTGCAAATACCAAACGTAACATTTAACAAGTTTTGCTTAACATGAGCTAAAAGATTTACCTTTACGCTATTTCTGTCTGCTGTTAGATAAGTAATAGTTCCGTCTAACAACTTAACAGGATATACAACCCTTACTGCTTTATCAGACAATCCTTTTTCTTCCCACTCCGGCTCCGTAACTGTAAGCCCTTTATGCTTAGGTGGAATATATACATCTCCCTCATGTATCACCCAATACGGATATACCTGTTTAACATCTTTTCCATAGTTGGCAAGCAAAGAGTCATAGCCTGTGCCCTCAATACCCATTTCAACCTGTTTCTGCCATATATCCTTGTTTGTCTGCGGGTCAACTCCCACCTTTACATTCCTTAACTGAAAATAGCACTCTCTTGGATATGCACTAGCATTTAACTTAAGGCTTGCGCAACGCTTAACAATGCCTCTTAAATTGCTTGTATCAAGGTTTCCCATATTAATCTTAGGGTCGCTCTTGACAAGGTTGAAAATGCTTGTCATGGCTTCCATAGCGCACTCTTTTGCGTAATCGTCCATATCCATTCCAACAGCCTTATAATCATTGATGATAAGTCCTGTCATTGTATTACTCCACTCACTTAATGAGGTGGTAAACGCTTTCTTTTCCGCAACTGCTGTATTCTCTGCCATAATTAATCCTCCTAAATCTCATTGAAAACCTGAACCGCAAACAGCTCATTAGGTGTCTGCTTGAATAAAACTCCGTCAGATATGACTGTATACATATATCCGTCATACTTAAGCTCCACAGTATGTTTCTTACCGTTCATATAATAGTTTCTCTTCTTAATGCTCATTTCTATCCCTCCTATAATCCAAGTAATTTTTTGAGCATTTCTCTTGCTCTCTCGGCTTCATCTTTCACCTGTTCCTCGCTTTTATCAGCAAGTCTAATTACCATTTTGTACTCTTATTCTGAAAGTTCCTCTTTAAGCGCACGTAAAACAGTAACTGCCTCTGCCATAACATTGCTTCTTGTACCTCTAAATGTAACTTTTCCGTCTTTTGCTCTAATCATTTATTTTTCCTCACTTTCCTCGATTACTCTTAATACATTTTCCAACCGGTCTAATTCCCTTTTTGCGTTTTCAACCCTAGCCTTTTCTCTGTTCTTAAACATTTCTTTTGCGCGCTCAAAACTAGGCTCTGTAAAAGCCACAAGATTTGAATAATCGCCAATAAAATGTCCTATATCATCTTTTCTTAATCGACATATATAATTGGGAAATCTACTACCGTTAATTGGCATATAAGTCTTTGGCTTTTCTTCTGCTTCACATTCAATACAAGATATTTTTCTAGGCTCTCTGCCGTATCCGCCTGTATCTAACCCATAAAAATAAAGTTTCATATTATCTCTCACTTTCTATTCAAACTCTTTTAACTGTTCTGCTAACTTCTTGCACTCTTCTGCCACATATTCTTCTGTACGAACTATCAAGCCATCAATGTGAAATTTCTTCTCTGTTTCAATCTGTAACGAAATGCTTTCTCTGTACTTAGGAAATCTCTCATAAGCAAGTTCCAATTCTTTCCCATCGTCACAATGTCCGCAGTCAAATCCAAACCACCATAAATCACTTTCTATTGGATAGCTTGAATTTTCTCCGCCATCCGCAAAAGTAATGCCACCATGCACTGAAAAATATGCATCAATGCGGATTCTCTCATCTTTATCAAGGCAAGCAAGCAACAAAGGAAAAATACCTTTTACCTCTCTATCTCCAAGGTCAGACTTCTTTATTTCAAGATGTTCGTCATATCCTTTTCCATACAACGGATGTTCCTTTGGAATCCCAACATATCCGCACCTATGCCCCGTCACATTGAATGTAACAACACATTTATATCCTGCGTGTTCAAACTCTTGTTCTACAATATATCTATCATTCTTCATATCACACCGCCTCAATCACAAGCTCTTTGTCCTGTGTATGCTTCAACATAATCAACTGGTTATCAATCTGTGGTATTCTCCAATCGTCAACGCTCTCTGTATCATCAATAATAATTGGGAAATTAACGTTTGCCACTTTCTGAAAAGCTCGGCATATGTCAACTTCTGTCAGCATTCTTGCGCCATGATTGAGATTTCTTGCATATGCTTCACCATTGTATACAAAGTCGCAGCACTCCTCGGTATCGCCATTTAAAAGCGGTCTGAAAAGCTTTGCTGTGGCAAAATTCAGATACTTATTTACATCAGCCTGTAAGAGTTCGTTTTTCTTACGTGTAAACTCTTTCAGCAAGTCAAGCTTTCTCTCCCAATCGGCAATCTCCTGATTGAGGTCTGTTCTCTTATTTTCAAGGTCAGCTATGCTATCATCTATACGCTTGTTATTCGCCACACCAAGCTCAATCTTTGTATCAACTGATGAAACTTGCCTTAACAGTTCGTTTCGCTCGTTTTTGAGCTTTCTGATAAGTTCCGATGTATCGTTTTCATCTACAAGGGCTTTCTCTTTTTCCTCGATTTCGGCTTTAAGTGCCTGGTACTCATTGTTGCCTGTCATGTCAATATCAGTAGGTACTTTTCCAAGCTCTTTAGCAACAATGTCATGTCTTTCCGTCAGTTCCTTAAGTTCTGCTTCGAGGTCAGCTATTTCTTTCTTCCTATCCTCGATAGCCTGTTTAAGCTCCTTGCTGTCACTTGATAATGAATTGTCCTTATCCTCAAGCTCTTTAAGCTTCTTCAATTTTTTATCACTAAAATCAGTTCTCAAACTCTCTATTGTATCTTCCGGCAATCTCTGACCGCACATCGGACAATTAACACTGCTTTCATCAAAGGAAAGAGCCTTTGCTTTTTTCCAATCAGCACGTACCTTTGCTAAGTCTATTGCGCAATCTTCAATCTCTCTTTCAGAGGTTTTAATGCTAGCCTTTCCGGTCCTTATCATTGACCCTGTTTTGCGGATTGAAACATTGTAGCCATCAAGCTCTAACTGTATCTCCATGCGCTTTTTCTGATTGTCGGCATTGGCTTTTCTCTCCATGTCTGAAAGCTCAAACTTAAGGTTCATAATGTCCTCTGTAGCTTTCTGTTTGTCCTTTAAAATCTTATTGTAGTCGGACAGCTTATCTTCAATTTCCTTGAGCTGTGGCTCGTAGGTTTTCTTTTGCAATTCAAGTTCTGCAAGGTCTGTATACTCATTGGTGGAATGGATTGTATCAATCCTTGTTGAGATTTCGTCTCTTTCCTTGACAAGTCCTTTTGAGCCATTCCTACCGCCTGTGCCGTTTAGCTTGCCACGACATACTTTTTTAAGCTGGTCTACATCCCCATCGTCAAACATCGGCTTAAGTTCAGCAAACTGTGGAAACATGTCGCAGATTTCTTCATCAGTACGTGTACCGAAATAGCTTGCAAGTGCTAATCTCTGCTCTGCTTGCGACTTGTTAAGTAACGTCATTGCATTTAAGCAAAATGGTAATACTCCAAGCTCTGCCATGTTGTCATTGATGTACTGATTGTAGTCAGCCATTTTATACGGCACATCATTGATTGAGTAATCAGTAACACTGCCTGTAATCTCACCTTTTTTGTTGCGTTTCTGTCTTGTAACCTTTTTCAGAGTCTTTGCTTTTCCGCTAATCTCAAAGGTAACAGCTCTTACGATATCAACATCGTCAATCTCGGCTCCGCTTTCATCATGTGGTCTTATGCCTGTAATTTCTCTGTCATTCTCGTCATGACAATTCAGCACATCAAGGATAATTCTCTTAACTGTTGATTTGCCGACTTCATTCTGACCGGATAACACAGTTTTCATTGAAAAATCTGTGTCTAATGTGTTTTTGCCATAGAATTTGCAAAAATTCTGTGCAAAAATGTGTGTAATCTTCATTGCGTTTCCTCTCTTTCTATTTGTTTATGGTTTTTAGAATCAAATTTCCGTGTAGGCTTGTTTTTTTAACAACTCTCAGATACGAGTCTGATTCCGATACGAAAAGCCACTCGCTCGCCACGTAATGAGCCTTGTTGAGCAATAACTTCTGCTCTCTCGTTAATGGCTTCAATCTGTATCTCGTATCGCCTAACCTAATTCGTCTTACACTGCTCATTTAGCTTCTCCATTTCTTTATCTAGTAACGCTTGAAAGTCAAACGATTTGTCCTTGTGCCGTTTAGCTCGATATAGTTCTTGTAGGTAATCGTTAGCACTCTGACGTTTCAATTGGCTACCAATCGCAGTAGATGTCAAGATTTCCATTTCCGCTTCCCTCGTCATATACAATTCCTTGTATGCCAACAGGAGTATCAACCACACTTCCATGCGGTAAATCATCACTTGCAATTACCACGTATTCGTTTTCGTCTACAACAAGTCCATGCTCATTTAGATGTCTGCCCGGAATATTAAGTCCGCCTCCAGGTAACACTCTCTGCGAGTACCACGTATAAGTGTAATCGCCGTATCGGACTCGCCCTAGCTTCTTAAATCGGCTACAACTGTATTTCTTACTGCAAGTCGGAACTGTTGGCTCTTCATATGTCTGCTCAACTACAACCGGCTCATTCTGAATTACTGTCGGTTCAATCTTCCCTAGCATTACGCTATTTAAATAGGAAGTAACACCGGCTGTCAGCTCAATTTTGCTATCTGCTTTCGTTGCTATTGGCTTTAAGGTCATAATTCCAATTGTTGAAATTAATAACATCAACATCAGCTTTCTTTTTCTCATGCGGTTCGCCCTCCTCTATGAGACATATTGCAATTAGTATCAGCCAAAAGACTGTGACAATTGCTCCAACGATAATACTCGCTGTCTTAATTCCGTATGCCACCGATAATCCAAGGAAAAATGCAAATGCTAATGCTCCGAAAATCGAATAGCCACAGCCTGTATAGAATTTCTCCTTTAAAGTTCTTTTTCTCATACAATCCACCTCGCTATGCAAAACTCTGTTGAGCGTTTGCGTCCTGAATAAGCTCATCAAGATACTTAGGCACGACATAGCAATCAATAAACTCATGCACATCGTCTATGTACTTCCTCTTGATGCTTTTATAAGTAGATACGCAACCATACTCACGCTTTAACTGTGTCCATATATCAGAAAATGTCTTATGCCTGATACTGTTATCCCTGTATGCTTCGCTCTGCTTGCCACCAAGGATATTTACAACTCTGCGCTTAACGTGCTGTTGTATCTCGTCAATATCGCAACTGTAAAGTGGCACGTTTTCCTTAAGCTCGCTCACATCATCTTTGATGTCGTTTACTTTCTGCTCTAATTCTGTGTAGCCCTGTGCCAAAAGCTGTATCTGTCCGCCTGTGGTCTTTGGCATACCATAACTGCCTGTTTTTCTGATTGACGGAAGTACCTCGTCCATTACCCACCGCTCAAATTTCTCTGCGCTAGGCAATTTTGATTTCATAATGAGTCGGTATAAATCTCCCTCATTTATGTATGACATAGATTGCACTCCACTAGATGTAGGGGTGTCACGTTTCGTTACTCCCTTGCAATGGTCATTAACTGCCTTGCGTGGATTTGTATACCCAAGTGCGGTTGCCACATCTGTTGCTACAAAATATGGCTTTCCGTCAATTTCTATCATTCGGACTTCTCCAAACTCTTCATTGTTGAAAATCTGTAAATCGTTCATGTTTTCTCCTTTCTGTGGTATAATCCTCTTATTCTAAATAGGAAAAGAGGTGAAAAATATGTTTCTAAAATTTCAAATAACTTGTGCTTGTCACAATAGATATACTGTTAATGAAAGCATATCTGCCGACAAGATTATTTGTCCTAACTGCGGTAAAGAATATCCTAGTTCTGCCAAACTTCTTGATATTCTTAATGCTGCTAAAGAAATTCCCGATGGTGACTTAATGTCAGAGGAATTTCCGATACGGGTTATTTCGGAGAATGAAGATATGAATACGATTCTACATTAATCTTCATATACTCTAAGAAACCCTTAATCTGTGAAACGGATAGGTTGTGTTCGGCAAGTATCTTCTTAACATCACTTGCCATCTTGGCACATTCCTGTCTGTTTCCTCTCATAAACGTCATAAAGTTTGCGCCATCTATGTCGTTTCCAAGTTTTTGATTTAACATAGGTATTAATTCCATTCGTTACTCCTTTCTCAAAAACTGTGGTATAATCTCCCTATTAGATAATAAGGAGGTGAGTCGCTTATGATTCTTAATGGTTTCTGCAATAAGCAGAACAGGGATTATTCCGTTGAGATTAAAATGATAGATACTTCCGACTTGGAAAAACAAAGTCTTGAGAATGGTCGGTTAGTCTGTCAATATGCAATGTCGTTTGGTTGTTGTCGCAATCCTAAACAATGCTCTATTCTTCAAAATCTCAACAAATAGTTCCTATTGGCTCTCCGAAACACGAGAGCCAAAATTAGCCTCATAACCATCTCTAAATTTGATGCTCTTAATAGCGCCTACATATTTTTGATTCAACTGTAGTGTTCGCAAGTCTGTGGCAATATCAAACGCATTTAGGTCAATTGTTAGTACAGGAAAACCGGCTCTGTCTTGTTTCAATTCATAGCCTCTCACTCCGTCAATTTTGTGACCGTCAATGCAGATTTCTGTAAAAATCTTTTCACCCTCAACTTGTCTGATTTCGATTTTCGACATTTTTACTCCTTTCTCTCTACTCAATAAAATAAGAAACTTCTACACCAAAATAATTAGCAATCTTGATTAGCTTGTCTGTTTTTGGCATTGATTTTCCCGACTTCCAATCCGAAAAAGTACTTCGCGCCATTCCGAGTTCTTCTGACAGTTTGTAAAATGAAACGTTTCTAGCTTTTATGAGCGTATCAAGTTTTTTAAAGCTCGCCTGTCGTTTTTTCTTGTTCAATTTCCCATCTCCTTTCTTGACAATAGTTAGGAAATCCGTTACAATAAAAAGCGCCATATTAGGCAAAATACGCTAGGAGGTAAAAACCTTGAAAGCAATTTTGATTTTGCCTGTTCCATATTTGGGAGGTCGCATTTAAAATGTAGCAATCGGTGTAGCGCATTTTGGGCAGTAAAGCTCGATAAAAAATCATGGTTGGCATGTCCGGTAATATGCCGTGCTACGCTAGATACTCCTCTCAATCCGTCAGCTAATGGCAACTAAAATGCTGAACTTAAACTGCATAAGTGACGGAACATTTAAAGAAGCATTGGTACTACACAGTGCGTCGAAAGACTGCAAAATGTATGTGGTGTAAAAAATAAGGCAACGGCTGTTGGTGGTAGTACGCTAACAGCTTTTGTTTTTTAGTTCAAAAATCCTAACTATGTCTTGATAAAAATTAGAAAATCGTGTATACTATGAATTGTCCAGAAACATAATACTATTTTCTCAATTTTATTTTTTATTGAGTTGAGATTTCCTAACTTCTTTTTCATTCTACATTAGGAAGTCTTATTTGTCAACCCCAAATGTTGAGAAATCACAACTTTTTTAAAAGGAGATTTTCTATGTACGAAAGATATTGTAAATTAAGAGACTCAAAAGGGTTAAATGATGCAGAAGTGGCTAAATATGGCGGTTTCCCTAAAAGTACTTTTTCAGATTGGAAAAAGGGAAAAAGCTGTCCAAAATTGTTTAAGCTGGTAAAAATCGCAGAATGTCTTGACTGTTCGCTTGATTATTTAGTTACTGGAAAAGAGCACCATTCAGTTGTCGAGGAGGCAACAAAAGACTTGGCTCTGTCGAAAATGGATAGTAAAATCAAGGACTATGCGTTGAAATTATCTAAATTGTCGGATAAAGAGCAAGAAAATATTATGAATTTAATAGATATGATGCATGAAAATACTCAAAATAAATTAAATTAATAAGAAAGGTGGTATTTTATTATGAGTAAAACTGTTAAATGTCCTAAATGGGGTTGTGATGGTGTTGGCATACCTGTTGATACCAAGAAAAAATTCTCATTCGGTAAAGCGCTTGTTGGTAACACAGTAGGCGGTCTCTTCGGACCTGTCGGTGCCGTTGTCGGTACTGCTACCGGAATTAAAGGCAAGAACGGCAAAACAAAGTTTGTGTGTTCAAAGTGCGGTAACGTTTGGGAAAAGAAAATATAACCACAAGGCAGAGCTTTTACTCTGCCTCTATTTTTCCTTTAATAAATATGTACAAGTACAATAACAGGTCTTTATCTTCCACGTTCTCAATCATTTTAATTATTTCATCCTTATATTCCATACAATGCCACCTCCGATACACCAATTATAGAACATTTGTTCTTAAACGTCAATATTAGGACGGCAGATTTTTCCACCGCCCTACCGAAACTTGAAGATGTCTTAACTAAAGACAAGCTAAATATATATTTTTTTGTTGAAATATTGTGTCGAATATTGACAATAGATTATAAAAAGAATAAAATAGGCTAAAAGAACTAGAAAGGGGATTTTTATATGAAAAGATATAGAGAATACTGCATTAACAATCATTATGTTAATATTGGCGATTTAGATCAGCATTATCAAGGCAATATGGAAATGGTCTGTAGGTATATTGAGAGCAATTATCTCGTTGACCGCAAGACCTCGAGCTATTATGTAAATTTATACATACATGATAAGCCGTTTAAAAAGAAAGATTCTGTATTAAGCACAATAGCTATTTGCTTTTGCCTGCCACTTGTACTATGCGCACCGCTTTTTCTTGATGTAATATGTATCGTAACAGCACTGACGCTCGCTATCATTGATTTAGCTCTTAAGAGTTCAGAACAAATTCCAAGGCGCCATGTAGGTTCGATTGTTGCTATTGTGATATGTGTTCTTTCTGCTTTAGGATTGATTTTTGTAGACCATTCAAGTACTGATACCGCTAAAAGTGACAAGGAGTCCAATAATCAAGTTGAAAGCGAAATAGAAACCGAGACAGAGGGTGATTCCTCACAAGGTTATCAAAAAGTTGAAGCTCGTGTCGGAGAGGAAATAACTTATCAAGATAACATAAATGTAGCTTTAACTAATTTTTATGAAAATACGAATTATGATTACGAAAAGCCTAAAAGTGGATATAAATATGTTACTTTTAGCTTTCAAGTAGTGAATAATAGTGACGAAACATTTAGTTTCTCTTATACTAATGCAACTGGATATGCCGATAACGTGCAAGTCGAAAACATGCTTTATTTGACTGACAGCTCTTCGATTTTAGAGCTTTCACCGGGTAGAACCGGAAATGTCGATATATCGTTTGAAGTTCCAACAAACGCGCAAAGTATTGAAATGGATTACAATTTCAATCCATTTGCAGATGATGTTGGAGTATTTATAGGGCAATAATCAGAGAGGGCTTATGCCCTCTCTTTTTATGTGCAAAATCCTATTTGTGATAGTCTGCTAAACCAGAGTTTAAAAAATAATACTTTTATTAGAAAAGGTACTGCTGATAATATTACATATGGATGCTATCAGGTTGGAGTATATTCAATATCTCCTAATGTTACGGGGCATCCCTTGCCAGGATACTCAGGCTTCATGCTTGTCATGGGTGATAATAGTATTAGCAGAATTGTAAAGGTATTATTTCTTGCCAACTCATATACTTATATAATGTCACAAGAAACTGGTACAGGCACAGTTAAGCAAGCATGGACTCTAATACACGGAGCATAATTAATAAATATTACTTAATCCCATATATCTTTTGAATACAAGCATATGTCCAATAAGCTCCTGTGCATGTATAGTATATAGTATGTGAAGTCAATCTATAAGACACCCTAGCGAATGTATTTGATGCTCCATAATTAGTTAAGGAACTTCGATAGTTATTATTTGATGAATTTTTCCCAGATACATCTGAATATGTTGAAATTCCGATTAATCTATTCGATGATATTGCTGCATCAGAAGCAGATGCAGCTATACCAAATACAACCATTATCATTTTATATTTCGACATATCAAAATTAATTGTTAGATATCTCTCAGATGTATTTGCCGATATATTAGATGCTGGACTATCAAAAAGAGTTTCAATGTAGTTACTTTGTGCAACTAAACTCTGGTTTAATTCATCATATTTGTCCTTTAAAATCTTGCCTTGACTCGCGTCTAATGCACTGCCAGTGGTAGTAGTCGTGAGATTGTTCGCTAAATCTTTAAAAGCAAAGCTTTTCAAATCAGCGAACCACTTCTTAATTTTCCTGAAGCCGGTCGACACTTTTTCGCCAGAAACAAGATTTGCTCTAGTTGTTGCATCGGCAAAAGTAACTGTTGTATCGCTTATATTTCCATCTTCTGCAACCGCTCCGATATTGGTAGGGGTTATGTTTACATTTCCTCTGCGATAATAAGCTTCTTTTGCGCCTTTTACTCCTGTTACCGGTGTGCCGGCAAGCACATCCCAATATCTGTCGATTGTCAGATATACATTACTGCCAGCAGGGATTATATTACCAGCCCCCTCTTTAAAATCAGTGGTCGTAGTAAATTGGTCAGTTATATTGTACATATCACCAGAATTAGCATCCGCTGTGCTCGGTAAGTCGGCAAAGTTGATTGTTCCAAGAGGTCTTAATGCTCCGCTGAAGCTCTCAGATATTTCTTTAACTTGTTCTGCGTACTTTTGCGCTTCCGACTCGCTCTTTGCAGAGTTAGTCTCACTTGTCTTAGCATTGGTTTCAGAAGCCTTGGCTTTTGTTTCACTTGTCTTAGCGTTACTTGCAAAAGTTGACGCGCTAGTAGCAGAAGCCTTGGCATTAGTTTCACTGTTTTTTGCGTTAGCTGCGCTTGTAGATGCATTAGTCTCTGATTTCTTAGCATTAGTTTCACTGGTCTTAGAATTTGTTTCACTCGCTTTAGCATTACTTGCAGAGGTAGACGCACTGGTCTCACTTGCTTTAGCTTTTGTTTCACTCGCTTTAGCATTGGTTTCACTATTCCTTGCTTTTGTGGCTGAGTTTGACGCGTTGGTTTCACTGGTCTTTGCGTTGGTCTCGCTAGTTTTAGCATTACTTGCAGAGGTGGATGATTCTTGAGCTTTGCTTGTGGCAAGTTCTGCTGATTTTTGAGCTTGTGATACAGATTGAGCCATGCCGTCAAGATAGCTCTGAATAAGTCTTTGAATTTCAGTGTCAAAATCCTCAACAGTTCCCATCCGCTTAACTATTCCGGGTGCGAAACACATCCATATCTGCTGTTTTTTCGTGTCGGAGTCGGTCGATACCGCCCATTCTCCAGCTTTCATTTTTAAGGGGTCAAACTCCGCGTATGCCCCTCGTCTCATTTGAATTGCCATAAGCTATACCTCACTTTCGTCAATGCCTAATTTCTGACACAATCTTGAAAACTTATCTTCCAATTCATCTATGCGTTTTTGCATTTTATCAATCTTCTGCTCGTCTCCGGCAAGTCTTAAGATTAGGAATTGCTCATAGTTCATGCCGTAGTACAGTGTATCATCATCCGATGTTGCTCTGCTTTGAAAAATCATATCAAGGTTTTCATCGACATGTCCTTTATCTTTAAGATTCTCGATTATATCCTGTGCCATTGCTCCGAAATATAATGGCTTGTCTGAATATCCTTGCCTATTAAGATTGTATTGAAATAAATCGACCGAGCCTACTGCATCAATATAATCTTGATTAATTGCTCCAATATTCTTTTTTAAGCGTTTATCTGATGAACTCCATACCCAAGTATCATCGACTTGAAAACTTAAGGCACTGCCATCCCAGCCACAATGGTATTTATGCTCTGTTATGTCACCACACATCGCGTATCCTCTACCGCTTTCTTGAAATTTTGGCGATTCCACATAGTCTGCTGCACTTAGCATTTTTGCACCAATGCTTCCAAATGGGCCGCCTAGTGTTATTACGGTTTCGTCATTTTTATACAATCTAAGAAAGCCACCGTTGCTTTCTAATCTAAATTTTGTCCCCACGCTGTTTGTTGACTCGATTTTAAATTTAGTATCCGACACGCTTCCACCAGTAAGCGATATTGATGAATTACCAACAATATTTTTACCAGTAATTGTTGTTCCTGTGATATTCTCTGCGTCAACTGAACCAGCCTTAACATCAAGTGCATTTACATAGCTTGTAGTCACTGTGTCTTTGGTTATCTGAGTGACTTTAGCAGTAGTGTCAGCCACATTATCCCAAGCAATTTTCACACTGCTATCAAGTGTCAAGCCTTTATTGTCAAGGGTGACAAGCGCCTTTCCGTTTGCGTCTTTGACATACTGCTTGCCGTTTACGTTATTCTCACCGCCTAAAGTGAGCGTACCACCATGCGCCCAGTCAAAATTAATGCCAATAGCCGACATAATATTGAAAATAGCGTTTCCGTCTTTATCAACTCCGGCATTCCACGTTTTACCATAGTCACTTGATACAGCCATGCCATTAGCCGTCATTTTCCATTGTATATTGCTCGATTTAAGGTCGGCTTTATTGTGCATAATGTAAATAATTGAGCCGTCCTCTTGCACCTGTTCAGTCTTAAAAAGTCCGAGCGATTGAGACATTAGCTGTGTCAGCAATTGCATTTGCTTATCATATACACTTAGTTGTGCCTGCGCAACTTTCCTAGCTTGTACGACAGCCTTTGTCTCACTACTGAATTTATCAGCACTATTTCTTGAAGCATTTTCAGCGTCACAAGAAATTTTTGTGCCACTTCCAACTGTAAATGTTCGGTTGGAAATAAAACAGCTATAGGTATTTTGCTTGCGGTCTGTCACAAGCGCCACATCTCCGCTCTCAATCAGTGGGTTTGACAAGAGCGTAGCGTCAAGAGGTCTGAACCTCATGCCACCGATTTTTTTGAAGATATAGTTTGCAACTGTCTGTGCCTTGTCTGCCGAAATAAACGGATTATCAGAGATTGAGACTACATATCCCTCTTTTCCGGCAAGCGCGTTAACATCTTTTGTCTTATCCTCTTTTGAGGTTACAGTTACCTTTACCCCAGTGATAACAACATCATCGGTTGCAATATTCAAATCCTTTTGCGTGTAAATATTGTGGTAATTTCTCGCTTCTGTAAATGTTCCACCATCAACGCTATCTCCACTTGAATAGTCGGTGAAATTTCCACCATTCAGTGTATCTCCGTCAGAGTATGGTGTAGTTTTTGTGCTAAAAGTTCCGCCATTGTAATTTTGGCTCCCAAACTGGCTCATATCATACCAACCGATAAGCAATTCGCCATCGTGACCGCACTTGCCCCACAATCCGCTCAACTGTAAGATGTAAGCTATTACCTGTCCATATGTGAGTTTTTGATTATCGCTTGGTATCTCGTTAATCACGTAATCAGAGTTATCGAATCTCGCCATAGTAAAAGGTACATCACACTTAATACAAGCGTCTCTGGCTACCTCATACGCTGTCGTAGGGTAGCTTAAATTACTATCGTATTCACGATTGAAATTATTGATATTGTCAAGGCAAGTAAGCGTTATGAGTGAGCCGTCATAGCTTGTTTCGCTGACTCTATACTCACCGATTTTTAGTTTTTCGGTTGTGCCGTCAGAAAAGCTTTTTGAAACGTATGCCGTTACGCTTGCCTTGTCAAAATCATACTTGCTGTAATCCTCGTAAATGTTATTCAGCTTAATTTTCAGTTTTCCAGCAATCAAAGCCCCGATTGTGAAAGTGCTATTGCTCGATGTTGAGTCATTGACCTCAAAGCCATTCGCCCACAGCTCACTATCACTAATAGGGATTTTTTCACCGCTTGCCGTAACTATGTTGGCAAAGCAGTTTACGTTTATGTCATTGTCGAGCATTACTGCCCTTTGCCATTTAGCCGATACGTTAAGCATTAAATCACCACCTATTCTTCTATGAGGTCAAAACTCAATGTCTCATACCTCTTATTGTTTACAGTCCATATTTTAATGATTCCATTCCTGTCACCGACATAGAACGTGCGCGTTTCATCAGTTCCGCTCATAGCGTCAGGATATGTTACCCTGATATATTCCGGATTTACCATTTGCAATATTTGAGCTGTCCTAGGCTTGTCTGTACCATTCCACGACAATTTAATCTGTCGTTTCTGCGCTATTCTGTTTTTGTGCATTTTGCCGTCTTGTGTTCGTCCACTGTCACTTGCAGACACATCAATCAAGCCCCATTCAAAGCTTGACGGAGTAGGTAATTCCACTCCGTCTACTAACATCATTGCCATACTGTTACCTCGTAAAAAGACACCCACGCAAGGGTGAGTGTCTTAACCAAATTCATTTGCTACGATATATCGTTGTCCGTGTTTTGCCTTGCCTACCTGCGTCATGCGATAGAGTGTTTCACTGTCGCACTTAAACACATTTTCAATGATAGGTGCAGGATTTCCACCAACGTTAGAGTTCATCATTACTTGTGCCATTCCCTCCATGACAGCCTGTTTAATTCCCTCTGTGATTTGTTGGTTGTTTGCAACTACGTTTTTGCCATTTGAGAATTTACCGACTAACTCATTGTGATTAATGAAAGCCATGCCGTCCTCTCCCCTTGGAAAAATTCCGCCACTAGCAAGCCTTGGAATGTGCACTTTTGGGACTAACGATACTCCGCCCCAATTTGTGCCAGCTACCTTAGCAGCCATAGAAACAACTTTGTTAAATCCTCTTAACAAAGAGTTGATTCCACTGACAACAAAATTAACACCATTCTCTATTTTAGAAATAACGTAGTTCATAGCTCCTGTAACACCGCCTTTTATTGAACTCCACACATAATTAAATGCGCTTGTAATTCCGTTTTTCATAATATTAAAGCAGTTTGTGATAGGCGAAATGACATTGCCATTAAACCAACCCGCCACGCTTTGCCAAGTAGATATAACAAAGTTCTTTGCTACGCTAAGCGCTGATGTTATGCCTGCTTTCAACATGTTAAAAAAGTTTGAAATCGGTTGTATTACTGTACCGCTAAACCAACTTGCCACCCCTTGCCACGTTGAAAAGACAAAATCTTTTGCTGTCTGTATCGTTGTCTGTATAAGTGTTTTTAAAAAGTTAAACAGATTTGAAATCGGAGTAATCACATTATTATTAAACCAGCTTGAAGCTACTATCCAAATTGCTTGAATTATTGTCCAAACACCTTGAAAGATCTGCTGTGCTCGCATGGCGAAACCTTTGAAAAATCCGACTATTGGTTCAATTACTGTGGAGCTGAACCATTTCGAAGCTCCTTGCCATACATTTACTATGCTATTCCACAGAGACCCGAAAAAGCCACTTATGGTTTTCCACATATCCTTAAAAAACGAAACCACAGGCTTAATGACATTTACATTGAACCAATCGCCAACTGTTGAAAATAGTTCACAAATTGCGTTCCAATTATCTTTTACCACAACAACAATCGTTGCGACTGCTGCCGCTATTGCTCCAACAATTACTGCCGGTAATGCTGCCACACCAGCTAATATTGCTCCGATTGTAGCTAATGCAACACCTATTACCATTAAAATCTCATTCACCCAGCTAAATCCGTCTTTTAGCATTTTGACAAAATTTACAATAGATAAAATTGTTCCAGCTATTGCTGAAAAAGCAGAGCCGATTGTTGCTAATAGGTCTGCTGCCCCTGTTCCGAATGCGGCTGTTATTGCATCACCTAAACTTAAACCACTGAATAATCCTTCTATAAGTAGTCCGAGATTTGTTGACAATGAGGCAAAAATTGTTTTAAATGCTTGCATTATTGCCGTTCCAATGCCAGCTCCTTCTACAAGCTCAAATCCAATTTTTGAAGCTATTGCCTGTGCTATCGCTTTTGATAATGATTTTCCAATAAAAGCGAGTGCCACTGAACCCAATTTTAACGAAATTATCTTTTTTATTAGCAATGTGCCAACTATTATCTCAACGGTTTTGATGTCTAAATTGCTTAAAAAATCCGTAATTCCTTTGAGCACATCTTTCCACGACACATTTTTAATTGCCGTGGTTAGCATGGTGTATATTCCTTGTACCCATGCGTTAATAGTTTTTGCTAGTAACGCAAAATCAAAATTCTCAAAAAATCCATTAATGCCGTTAGCAATCGACAAGCCAAAATTAGTCCAGTCGAATGTTGTGCCGAATGAATTAAGGAAATGCAAAGCCGTGTTCAGTGAACCGGCTATTGTTGCACCTAGGTCATAAAAAAGTCTTGGGCTGATTAAACCATTAAGGAAGTCTGCAAGCCCTTTTCCGAAATTGTCGGCTTTCTGATAAATCTTCTTCCAATCAATGCTCTCCATAGCAGTCGCAAGAGCGTCACCAATATACTTTCCAAGCGAGTATAAATCTTTAATTGAAGATTTGTATTTTTCAATCAATCCATCGGTCTTTTTCAGTGAACTGTCAACACCACTGCCGGCTCCACCGCCACCTGAACCGCCACTGCCTGAACCGCCACCACTGCCGCTGTCGCTGTTATCGTCAAGTGCGTGTATCTCATCTATGCTAAGCAGTGTCTTTTTCAGTTTTTGAGCTTTCTTATTGGAACTATCAGCGTTATCACCAATGTCACCTACTCCGTCAGCTATGTCCTCCATGCCGTCAGCCGTGGCACCGCGACCGCTTATCTCGATAGTCCATCCGAAGATTGCTCCGAGTGCGTCAGCTACAGTTCTTGTGAAACTGATAACTTTGAGCATTACCTTATTTAAGGCTTGGACAAATGGCTTTAAAGCATTGATTACTACGCTACCTATGATACTGCCCCATGCTTGGAACTCTTGCTTAAGGACTCTTACACTATTCGCCCATGTCAATTTGTTATCGTAAAGGCTTTTTATCCTCTACTTCTTATAGTTTCCTATAAGTTCAGCGTACATTTTCAACCACAAAAATAAGACGCATTTCTACGTCTTATGGTTGTCGAGCACTCTTGGGAAGATTATATTTATTCACTTCCTACGCGTTACAGTGTCAATCAGCCTTTCGCTATCTGATTGATTACCTCGGTATTGACTTATTGACTTATCCATTTATATCCGTATGCTGTCCTGTCGGGTTTATCAACTACTTTGTGTATAGCTTTGTAATTGACTCCCAACGCTTTGCCAGCGTCAGATATTCTGTCATACTCTTTGACTACTTTATTTGTTTTTATATCAATTTGAGCTATTTTCCTACCCTTTTTAAGTTTAGTATACATGCTCAAATCCTTTATCGGAAAATCTTCTTCATAGACAAAAATATATCCATTGGCATTTTTATAACGATGTTTCAATGCCCCTATCAGTGTTGTCCTGTTTGTTCCTGTTTCGGCTGAAGCTTGTGCTATGCTATCAAATTCTTTGATATAATTGCCTTTTAGGTCACATTGAATAACTTTTCTCTGATTGATAGGTTTTGGCTTTACATATGTCTTAGCTCCATTAGCTTTATATTCATCTTCAAACATGAATTGATAGCCTTTACATGTCAGCATTTTATTCTTGCAACATAATAATACATCAGTATTACCAAAGCCATATTTGTCGGCTTCCATCGCACTGTCGTATCTTTCTATGAATGTTCCGTCTTTATCCAGCCTTACGACAGCTCTTGCGTTATGTCCACCGACACCGCCCTTATTCTCATTATATCCATCTCTGTATGTGTTATACAAGGATATATAAAATCTTTCAAGCTGCAATGCTTTCTGTGAACTATTGCACTTGTCAATCACTTCCCATTCAAAGCTGTCTTTGCCATATTCTTCAATTGCCCTGTGAAATAAGCAATCCTCTTTTGGCGAACACCTTAAATGTTGTTGAACCCTGGCGTGATAGTTTACTGTTTGTCCGATATATAATTTTCCGTTTACTTTATTTGTAGCCTTATAGATATAATACGTTCTCATTAAATCACCTCAAACATATTATATCAAAGTATGTTGTCTAAATCAACTTAGTTTTCACCGACTTTGCTCGATTTTTCATCAGCATATTACTATGCTGCGCGACACATGAAACTAACGTTTCGTTTATCGGCTGTCTTGGCGAAGTCTCCTTGTGCAGCTTGCGTATTTGCCATGACATAATTATATCTTAGCAATACCTTTTCAGCTTGCGTCATTGACTTGATATTTGCGTCAAGTCCGTTTTTCATAGCCCATTCTGAAAGTGTGGCTTGTGTTAAATCAAGTCCATATCTCCTTAATGGTGCGATTGTGCCTGTAAAAATGGATTGTAGGCTTTTTGCAACATCAGCTTGGTCTACATCGTAGAATGAAGCCATGTCACCAGCTAACTTTGTGAGATTAAGTGACATATCAGCCATGCTGTCTGTAGTCTTGTATAGCGTGTTATTTTGGCTCATAAGAGCTTTATTCGTCACTGCCGTACCATTCGCCACTTGCTGTGATGTAATACCTACAGAAGTGCCTAACGCTTGGAAACGGCTTGATATTTGCTTAACTGTTAGCTCCGACATTCCAAAATCTTGAATTGATGTTTTTGTAAAATCATCAACCTTACTTGCCATGTCACCAAACGTGGTGTCTACTACGTTTTGAACCTCTGTTAATTGGCTCGCTAAATCAACTGCACTGCCTATTTTTCCGACAGCTCGCATAACCATCCAATAAGTTGCGTAAAACTTACCGATAGTTGAAGCCAAGCCCCTAAATCCACTTCTTGTACTCTTAATCGACTTTGTTGTGTTTGAAAAGCCTGTTACGAGTGACCTACTAGCCGAGCCGACTTTTGAGCCTTGCTGTGACAGATTAGCAAGTGCATTAGTCATTTGAATAATGTTGTTGCTGACTCTCGGTGCGTTAGATAATGTTGTCATTACCTCTTTCAAGGCACTGCCGAGGTTTCTGATGTTATCCGCAGCATACCCGGCTGATTTTGAACCAAGCTTTGAGATTGAAGCTGTTAGCTGTGTAATCTCTGCTGATTGCTTTGAGATATTTGCAAAGCCTGACAATTCTGTTGCCATGCTCTTTAAAGCACTTGCCGAGCTGACAAGTCTTGCAGTATCAAGGTTGCCAAGCTTTTCCATGTTAGTTGCAATCTTGCTAAAGGTACGTGTGTCAATACTGCTCACGCTTCTAAGTGATGTTGCAAGTTGTGACATTCCGCTTGCAAAATTGCTTATGCTTGCACCATTGAGGGAATTGAGGGTACTTCCAAGTCCTTGCAACTTACTTTGTAAATTGCCTATGGCTTTAGTCGCTTGCTGTGCGTCCGACTTGATTTGAAGCTCAATGCTCTCTGCCATTTTCTCACCTCCCTGTAATAAAAAAGAGCTACCCTAAAGTAGCTCTCATGTATTTAGTCTTTGAGCAGATAGTATGTTGTAATTAATCCAACATATCCATCTTGCTTAAGACCTCTATTCTTTTGAAATACTTTGACACATTTAGTGAGATAGTCCGTCCACTTGCCGTAATCGGTATCAAGTTTGTAAAAATGATACTTGTCATGCAGAGTTTTTCTCAACCACTTAATGGCTGTCGGGCAGTTATGCTTCTGACCGCTCCACAGATTGTGATTTTTAGCAAATCTCTGTGAATTAACTCCAAATCTGCCATCTTCCTTAAGTTCGTCTGTGTCAAATCCGATGTTCATGGCATGTTGCCATTTCCTTACATCTTCATTATTGAGGTAATATTCCTCGTTGCCTTTCCAAGCGTTATTTTTTACCGGAGTTGCCGTTGGTGTCGGAGTTGCTATTGGTGCCGGATTATTCTCTATTCCGTCACCCTTATCAAGCTCAATATAGAGTAAGTTAGCGTCAGTGCTGTTATTCAGACCGCTACAGGTAAATGTGCTCGAATACTGCCAGCCATACAGAGGGTGTTGAATAACAGGCTTCTTTGCGCTATTAGGCTCATCACCGATAGACATTCCCTTAGTTGACGGATAACGCGCTATCCAAAACGGACAATTAATCTGATTAGCATATGGCAGAATATAGGTATTGTAGAAGCTTAGCCCGGTGTACACTCCAAAATCAAGCCCTGCCGCCTTGATTTCTGACTGATATGTGTTGATGATGTCGATTAAGGTCTGTCCAAGTCCCTGCTGGCATCTGTCCTCTACATCAAGCCATACGAATGTCTTTCTTCCGGCAAGTACCTCAATCACTTTCTGTGCATCCGTCTTTGCCTTTCCTAATGTAGTTGCGTACGAATAATTATATACACCCTGAATCGGCATTCCGGCTTCTGTGCAGCCCTTCCAGTTCTGCTCGAAGGTTTTATCCGGGTTAAGGTCTTTGCGGATTATTTTTAGGATTGCAAATTGCACTCCAGCCCACTTAACCTTACTCCAATCAATATTTCCTTGATATGACGATACGTCAATTCCTTTATATGCCATATTTTCACCTCATTAATCAGGACTTTCAGGTAATCCTGACTGTCTTAATGCGTTAATTCGTTGCTTCATTTCGTAAACAGCAATTTCCTCATTAGACTCTTTGTACTTAGGCTCGTTATCTTTTGAGTATTGCTCGCTTAATGATTTTTCAATGTATTTTGCTCTTGCTTTGTTGCCATTTAAGGCTCTGTCGATAGCTGTAAGAGTTGCACTTAGTCCGTATGTGCCCCACCAAGCCCACATGTTAGAATCGGCTTCTTTTTGCTCGAGCATATAAGCCTTTGAATAAGGCTCCAAATCAGCCGGACAAGACATATCTATGTCCTCAACGCTAAATCCATAGCCTTTAGTTACCAATAGCCAGTATGGGCGAATTTCGCTACAATATACTTCCCATGTAAGCTCTTTTACTTCTTGGTCGGTTTCTTCTTGGCTGTCTGTTCCTCTTTCGCCAACAGCTTTGATAAAAAACTGTTCTTCTCCAGCTCTGCCGTCAAATCATCGTAGAGTGACATTATATCTTTGCCCTCTTCATTCTCAGGGTCAAGGTAATCGTCAAGTAAATCATACATCTTTACAAGCTGTTTCTCTTTTGCTTCTTTATCGTCAAAATCAAAGCCAAATTCGTCGGCATGAAATTTCTGCAAGCCTACAAGTAAAAATTCCGGTAAAAAGCCGAGCATGTTGTCAATCGCTTCAAGCTCATCTCCCTGTTGCCCCATCCCTACAACTCTTGGGATAATTCTATTTTGATATACCGGTGCGTATCCGAATTTAACTGTATACTCTTTTCCATCTAATTTAATTTTCATTTTATTTCTTTCCCTTTCTCCCTAATTTATATAGGGAAAGAGGCAGTATTAAAACTGCCTCAATTACCTTACTATATTGTATCTTCAAGTTCGCTGTCAGCCGTGCTATCATCATAGCCAACCGCTACGGCTTTTTCCGATTGGCTCACCCTTTTTTTGTGAGTGTGATTGCTGTTGGATAGCCTTGGTCATCCTCTGTTACCGCAACCTCGTAGTTATCCTCAATCCACTTAGGCACTGTCTGAACTGATACAGTCGCAGTTCCTGTTAAGTGGTCATCGGAAGCTTCACCTGGGGCGAATGATTCCTGACCGATAAAAGCGCAGATACCCTCTGAACCTTTTCCGTCTGTGCCATAAAGAATGATGAAGTCAAGCTTCTTGCCCTCGTTAGTTACCATCTCATCCTTGTACTTTTTCTCAAAAGCTCCCTCAACTTCCATAGAGCCGGCTGAACGTCTACCCATTTCCTGTGTCTCTACTAAATCCTCAAGAGTTGAAGTATCTACCATGTTCTGTGAGCCGAATGGTGAGGGAATTGATTTTGCCCTTATTAAGAGCTTGTAAGTTCCAGCCCAGTAATCGCCACTTGTGGCGGATGCGGTTGGTGTCTTGTAAGCAATTCTACTTTTTAATCCTGTTGCCATTTTTGTTACCTCCTAATTTTTCATAAAAAAATAAGAGCCAAAAGGCTCTTATAATCTATCATTCCAGTCGAATGACCGCCTAGCACGTAATGTCGCAGTCCATAATTTGCCGTTTTTCCTAGCGAATGGAATCGTTGTCAGCTTGAATGACATAGCTTTGTATTCATTAGCCACTGTCTGCGCCACATTCAAGGCCTCTGAACGGCTTTTATTTGTTGTAACAATTACTTGTGCTGTAAATAACACTGTATTTATTCTTTCGCACTCTAAATCCTCATTCTGTTCTATAGGTTCGAGTGCTTGAACTAGCACTGTCGGGAAACTTGCCGTTGCACTGTCTGACTGTTCCTCTTGCGTGAATTTTAGCTTGGGATATTTAGTTTTCATTTTTTTCTCACATCGAGTTTTAATAATCGCATATGTGAGGTTTTCGAGGTCGAAAACCCATTGATTTTGACTTGCCACTTTATCACCTCAACTAAAAAATTTTTCGTGCTGTTCTTATGATGTCATTTTCCATTTCTACAAATGCGTGATACATCGGCATTGTAGGTGTAATGCCGTATGAATGGTGTAATTCTCCGCTTTCATCTCTCCAATACCAACCCTCGCTGTCAAATGCGTGTGTCTGCCCTGGGAAAGTTCCTTGACCGCCTCTTGCGTCATTGAAGTGTGGTTTAGCTTTCCAGCCTGAGCCGTATTCAGCCATAAGCAAAGGCGATACATCAACTGTCTTAAGTCCGTCTGCTGTTTGCCATGTGCTTTGTATCTGCCCTGTTTCGGTGGCAAGCACAATAGCCGTACAGCCGTCTGTTATATCTTTAATTTCGTAACTAAATGTAATGTAGTGTCCAAAATTGCCTGTATTTGCTTGCGCTACGGATATGCCGTTACTAGCGAGTTCTCCGACAAACGCTATGCACTTGTCTTGTAAGCGGTCTTTATATCTTTCAAGCTTGTCTATCGCATCTTGTATAGATTTTTCTGTCAGAGAAATATCAAGCTTCATAATTACACCTCTTTTACAACTGCTTTGAGCATGTATTTAACTGAATAGAGAGAGGGTTTCACTCCCACTATTGTAAAGTCTGCGGAAGTTGAATCAACTAATCCGTTTTCATCCTTTGTAGGTTCGCTATCAAGCCAAATAACGTCACCTTTTTTAAAAGGGTATTCTCCTCTATCCGTCAGCAAAACAGCATCAAAATCAGCCACATTAAAGCCATATTCCTTGTTCTGCGCTTCGCCTCCGTCAAACGATATATTCGCCCGAAAATCAACCGGCTCCGAAAAGCCTGTTTCTTCATGCGTGTAATATATCTTCTCTCCATCCTCTGTTTCGTAAAACTTTAGATTTCCGTCCTCGTCTTTGTCATATACTGTGACAGTTTGACCTTGAAGCGCGTATTTCATGGCCTGTTTATTAATGTCAAGCATTTTTCTTTATCTGCTTGTAAATCTGATTAACACCGGTACTTGCCATGCCCGACACAATGCCAACTGCTATTGCATCAAGAATGTTGTCTGCCGGATAACCGGGAATTACAAACATTCCAACAATACCGAGTATTCCACCGGCTACACCTACGATAATAGGAATAATATTATCTTTCACCTGTGGTATCTGCTTTGAAGCATATCCGATTAAATAAGTAATTACCATAATGGCAACTACTGTAGGTACTTGTGTAAAGTCCATCAGTTTTTCCCTCCTTTACCTAAATGGATTTCCTCAATCTCATTTTTCATTTTTGTTACCATGCCATTACCACCGAGTGCGTGGTATGCGTCATACATCTCGCAAAAATTCTGATACGCATATGAGGGTATTTCGCCAAGCTTCATGTACTTATCATGGTATTCGATAAGCTGTACTCGTAAGAGTAACATTGTACCTTTTCCGTTTGCTTGTCGTAGCTTCTTTTCCTCTTCAATGCGCTCGTTTCTTTCTTTTGTGTCTATTGCTTTTTGTTTTTTCTGCTCTTGTAAAAGCCAAACAATATAGCCCAAAAGTGCTGTCAGAACAATTGGCAAGGCAATAATGTATGTCTGATAGATTAAATTATTCATCTTACAGCCTTTCGTCTTTAGTAATTGGCACACCGCCCACCACCACTTAATGTGTACCGCCTGCTACCATTTTGGTAACGCACAATCTTCTTTTGCTTATAGCACTTTGACAAAAGGAAATACTCCGACAAACAGCTTATCTCTGTCTTTCCATGTACGGCTCACTCCACCCTCACTCAATGCGCTCATGTAGTTCTCACCGGCTTGTGAATGGTCGTAGACTGCAAGATTGATAACGGCGTTTTCAAACTGCTTTAAATCAGCAGTTATATCATCATCGGTGAAAGTGTCCGGATAACACCTTTTTGCTTTTACATCTTCCGTGGCTTGCCTAATGAGCTGTTCAATGAGTGGGTTATCTTCCTTGTTGTCGAACACTACCACATCAGATGTTGTATCATCATCGTTTGTGACTGTATCAATATGAAATTGTTTAAGTCTGATTTTGACTTGCTCTAATGTGGTGTATTCCATGCCAAGCTCCTTATAATCCAAACTTTTCAATTAACATTTTCTTCAAGTCACCGCCATTTATTTCTGTGGCATTTTCGATACCATTTTCGCTCGCAAGCTTCTTTAGGTCGGCTGTTGACATTCTGTTAATTTCTGTCTTTGTGTATGGTGTTTCAGGTGGGTTCATAAAATCGGAAGGTACCGAATTGCTATTGCTTTCCGGTACCTCGTCTCCGACTTTATACCACACTCCATCATGCTTTATAGAGTGCGTTGCTATCATAAGCCTTAATCCTCCTTAACTTTGAGAACCATAACGCTATCCATGCCCTCGAATGTAGGTAATCCAATCATGGATACGATACAATGAGTATTGATAGGATGGTTTGTGGCATATGTGTATACAGATACACCGGTCTCAACAAGTGAGAGGTTTCCGTCTGTGATACTTCCACTTCTTTCCTCCGGTGTCTTACCGAATGTGTAATCGCCAAGGAATACTCCGGCAGACTGCGCAGATACAATGCCTGTTGGTACAAAGTACTGTGTCTGTCCTGACTCATCAACATAGAGCTTATCGTATACTTCAATCTCGATACCATATCCTCTAAGATATTCAGTAACCTGTCCTTGCTGTAATCTGATACCGCCATTGTAAGCAGTGATACCGAGTACCTGTTTCTTTGTATCCTCTGCCTTAAGTACCATTTCCCAAGTCTCTGTATTCATAGTGAAACGTGTAAGTGAGTAGCCTGTAGCCTTTGCAAAGTCTCTACGAGCTGTAATAAGGTCATCAAGCGGTGCACATGTGGTAGGCTTATCCCATGCGCTTGTGCCGGTAATTGACTTAAAGTGCTTTTCCTTATGCTCTGCACCATTGTCGGCCGTGTAATCAACGACATAGTTCTTATCGCCAAGTACAACCTTTACCTTTGGTACACCATCTGTAGGTGCGAGTAACTGCCAAATCTGTCTCTCCGGCACAACTAATGCCCCCTCAATTAACATCATTGGTTTCTTTGAGATTTCACGTAATACGTTATTGGCAAGGTTAGAGTTTTCAGAAGTTCTGTAATTGTCATACTCCTGTTCCTCTTTCTCTGTTACCATATATCCCTCACGATAAAATGGCATTGAGTTCTGAATGTCAGAGAAACCTCCAACATCTCTTAACTCTGCCTGTGCGTCAAAGTTTGAAGCTTTGAGCGATACCGGCAGTCCGTTCTTGCCCTTGATAAATCTAAGGTCGAGTGAGTCCTGTTTACGTGTTCCGAATTTTTGTCTACCAAGATAAGGGGCAGTTCCTAATGTCTTTTTGTAGTTATCCCACATTACACCGAGACTTCTCGCTGTAAATGCTTCTGCTAATGGTAATGCCATGTTCTTCTACCTCCTTTTAGACCTGACTTGCTACAATCTTTGGCGCACCATAGAAAGTAACTCTAGGTGTTGCAGTTCTAGCTTCATCTGCGATTGAAAGTGACTTAACTTTCTCCCAATCAATAGTCCCCTGATATACATATGTTCCCGGTGCGTCACCCATTGTTACATCTACATCGTGTAACAGATAACCCTTGCACTCTGCGTCATTGCTTGGGAATGGTGTACCGGCCGGTACAATCTTCATTCCGTTTTCGTCTGCCTTTGATGCCATAGTCTGCGTTACAAGGCACGCTGCACCCTCATAAGGGAAAAATTTTAAAATTCCTTTACCCTGTGTAAAGTCTCTTACGATCGGCTTTCCCATCGTTCTACCTCCTGTTTTAAATTACATAGCTGTTTTGACTTTCAGCACTTGCAACTGTACCGAATGAGATTTGTTCTGCATTGGCCACATCTGCCGGCTTTGAGTCGGGTTCATTATTGTTACCGCCATTGTTTGGATTAGGAGTATTGTTGAGTGCATTTTTCTCGTACTCCGCAATCGCATTGGCTTTCATGTCGGAAATAATCTTGCCAAGTGATGTTGTGTCAAAAGAGCCATCCTCTTTTACTACTGTCTTTACCTGTTCTGCTGTAATTCCAAAATCTGACATAGCCTTCTCACGCAAGTCTCTGACAGCGTTATCTTTCTGTAGCTTGGCTATCTGCTGATTAGCTGTCTCTAAGGCTTTATTTGCCTTTTCGAGCTCCGTCATGTTGCCATTCTGTAGCTCATCAAGCTGTGTCTGTAGCTCGTCAGCTTTGTCGGCTTTAGCCTTATACTGATTGGCTTTCTCTTTCTCTCTTGCCATTTCCTCACCGCTCTTGTTAAGCAGATTTGTTATCTGCTCATCCGTTGCATCAGGGAAAAGCTTCAAAACATCATTTCTTGTCATTTCAATTACCTCCGTAACTCACGCTTTTGTTATCGCGGGTCGCTCCCGCCGAGTTTTTCTGTTGTTTAACGCACAACTGCAAATTTTGTATAATAAAAAGCAACCTATAAGTTTTCCTTACAAGTTGCTCATTATTTGTAATATTTAGCACTGCACCGGCAGTTAGAAATTTCTTTTACCTCTGCGCCTAGCGAATGGTCTTTCGGAAACATCATCAGTGAATTTCCAACCTCAAACGGCTCAAAAATATCAATTCTCTTTCTGTCGACATCCGCATGTGTAGGTCTGACATGTGAATCTTCTTTTGAGCGCCACTCTTTTGTTTTGTAGCCCTGTTTCACCATTTCGGTTTGTAGTCGGTAATTGCCGACTGCATTGGCTTCATTCGCAGCTACATTTTTTGCTCGCTTCTGTGAAGTAAAATACTCTACGTCAGTATTTTGCGTGGTAGCGTCAACTACCTCATTCACAATGTACCGGGCATAGTCTGTAATGTATGAGGGTGTTTTCTTTGCCTTACAATACTGCGTGGCAATGCTCTCATATCTGATGATAAATTCTTTGGTAATAGTTGTTATCTCTGTTTCTTCCTTGCCGGACAGCAAGGCAAATAGCATAACAAAGATTTTTTCAAACTTTTCAGCGAGTTTTTTTCTATCTTTCTTTTCTTCGTCCGTCAAATCCATCTCGCCAAAATATGTGTCATAATCTATGTCTTGTATTTCATTTTTGCCAAGTGTGTGGATTTCATCTGCCATATCAAGCTCCAAAATAAATTGACAGCCAATTATTCATCGGCTGTCTTTCCATTGTTCTTATCACTGTTATTGTTGTTAGGTGTAGCTGTTGTCGGCTGTTCTTCCGGGAATAACATTTCCATACGCTTAGCACTTTCAAGAGTGACTTGTTCAGGGTCACTAAACATGTCAATCGTCTTAACAGCTCTCTTGTAATTGATACCGCACCTAAGTAATATTTCAAGCACCTCTGCCTTAACAAGCATGTTATCTAGCTTGTTATGATTAATGTGTATCTCAACATCACTAGGCATAAGCGTAAAGCCCTTATTAATTCTCAGCCTGTTAAGAATAAGCCTAAGTGCCATTCTCTCTGATTTCTTGAGGATAGGCTCATTAATAGCCGTCCTAAGTCCGGCATCGTAATGTCCGTTTCTCAGTTCTACGGCAGAACCGGTGTCACCGCCTGTGTTGCCCTGACGATTTGCAAGGCCTTGAATACTTAAAAATCTTTCAAAGAGGTCAGTGAATACCACTTGTCCCTCTGTCTGATTAAGCTCGCTCGTCATTACATCAACATCAGCCTTGTTGTCCGAGCCATTGTTAGATTTAACTACCAACGCTCCCTCTTGTCGCATTTTTCTGAATGTATCTATGTCAATCTCGCAATTAACGAATTTCACCCATGCAGATACAAACTGCTCGACTCCATTAATTCTGTCCGATGTAAGCACGTTGATAGCGTCTGTAATTGCAATAGTCATTTCGATGTCAGATAATCGCCTTGCATTGTTCGGATATTCAATCACCGGAATTGCTCTGTTGCCGTTTGTTCCGCTTGCATAAATCTTGTCATTGCGAATATCAAACCACTCATTGTCAGTGAACACATAATAAATATCTGCTCCGTTCTCGTCCTCTCCGATTTGGCAAGAGAATGCCGGACGTCCATTTGAGTAGTACACAACAAACGTATACATCGGATTTTCAGACGATAAAGAAAAATCGCTCTCATCAAGCAACTGTCCTTGTCCGTCATCATTACCGATAAATCTGTAGCCGGTACCGCATATACTTCTCCAACGATGTATGTCTATATCGCACTCCTGTTTGCTTTCCGAGTCCATTGTAATGTTAAGCTGTGTGATTTCTTCCGACTTATGGTTATCAGTGCCACGTAGCACATATTGGATTGGCTCGGCACACATCTCTGCGGTTTTACGCTCAACAAGCTCATACGCAAGATTTACAGCAATCTTGTTATTGATTTCCGGACGATTTACCTTTTGACGATATAGAATCGGTTGGTCACCGCGATAGTATCTGTCAAGATACTCAATCTCAATAGCGTTTTGCTCGTGAATTACAAGTGCTTTATTCAGCTCTTCGATTATGTTATTTTTTGTGATTTGCCTTTTACGTGTGAAAATAACCTGTCTGCCGTAATTATTGTGGCAAACAGCCGAAAAAGGTCTTACATTTTTATGAGCATATCTATACATCAATAAAACCTCATGCCACTTGCAGAAGTTCTCTGTGGAACCTCTTTTATCTGAAGTTCTTGTGTGCCAGCCCAAAACCATATCCATTTACGGCAGTGCGTACACATTACCTTGTGGTGCTTCTTATCATTTTTATTCACCCACGTTAGCAATTTACCGCAACGAGGGCACATTACACTTCGTTTTCCTGTTGGTACAATATTCTGATTATTCATGTTGTCCTCGTTTCACTAAAAAGGGCACCCACAATCTGTGAGTGCCATTTCTAAAAGAGATTTTCGCAATGAACGATTTACGATTTTTTCATAGTTATATTATAACTGTCAATTTTTTAAGTGTATATATGCAATGATATGCAAAACTATGCACACTACTGCACATTTTCAAGGTATTCTTTTCCGTAAAGCCTTTCAAACTCTTGCAAGGCTCTGCCGTGGATTGTAAATATTTTTCTTATGCTCCAATTTGTAGCCTGGGCAATTTCTTCAAAAGTGTTTTGATTAACATATCTCATTGAGAGCACATGATAATAATCAGTATTCTCCATACTATCAATTTGGCTGATAATATGATTTCTTTTTCTCATAAATTCATCAACAAGTCTGTCTGTATCTTTTTCCAAGTCCACAATTTTAGTTACTGTACTGCCTAATTTATCTTTATCCGATGAAACGTCAACCGCTTCTTTGTCCGTTGAAACAGTAACACTACATGCTATTGTCTTAAGCCGGTATATTTCAGACAGCTTATTTTGTATCATTTTATCTAATCTGCTAATTTGATTTAAGTAAGTTTTTGTATTCATTTTGCTCTCCTCATTGCATACTTATAATTAATAAATTCTTCCCAATATATCTTGTCGAACCGAGTGTCTCTAAATCTATTATCAAACTTTCTTTTATCAACTATAAAGTCTAAGCCCTCTTTTAATCCCAATAGAATATAATCAGGCACAAACGAAGCCGGTATTCTCACAATCTCAAAACCATTGTCAATACAGCTCATTATCTTTCTTTCTCTTAAAAAATCCTTATTTTCATCTGTGTGATATATTTCGCCATCAACTTCAACAATCTTCTTTAAATCCGGTATAAAAAAGTCCACTTTGCATTCGCCTATTTTGTAATTTGAATAATATTTGATGTTTTCTTTTTCAAGCTGTATAGCAAAGCAAATTTCATTCACGCTATTAAAAACATAGCCCTCTGACATTATTTTTCGTGCAACTTCACAAGCCTCTTGTTCATAATCTAAGTCTTTAATTCTTTTTCGTTTTGCCTTTTTCTCTATTTTTTCTTTTGCTTTATCCACATTTGTAAGTTGTTTCAACAATTTTATTTTCCTGTCGCATTCCTCACAAACATATTTTTGCTTTTTGTTATTCTCAATAATGGCTCCGCACATAAAACATGTATTTGTCATTAATAAAGCCCTCCTCTGAACGGATTGTGTACTGCTTCAACCTTTGCTATTCTACTGCATTGCGTCATTCTTAAGGCAAAGTTTGAAAAAACATCAGGAACATCATCAAGCTGTTTTTTGCCTGTTACTGAATATCGCTTCAGTAGTGATACCATTACTCCATAAGGCTCATTGGGCTTATAAAGTGATTGATCTTTGAAAATAATATGTTGTAAAATCCAGTTAGAGCACTGAAAAATACGCGCTTCCTTATTTGTTTCTGTAGGTACATCAGTGATATTGCATATCCACCCTTTATTTTCAACTCGCTTATTAACTTCCATAGCCACTCTGTCACCACCGGCATTACGTTCAAACTCGCACTCTTGCACCTGATTATTGACTAATATGTTTGACGCGTTTTCGTACTGCATTTCATAGTCTGCCGTATTATCGCACACGCAATCAATGCAGTAATAGTCCTCGCCATATTTTTGCAGTATCGGCATGACAAAATAGTCTGTGCCTTTTCCCTTTGTATCGCATTGAGCTGTGATAATTTCCGGTTCGCCATGTGGCAGATTAAAGTATCTGCGGATTTTATCATCGGGAAACAATAGACCCTCGCGCTCGATAGGTTCCTGTTTATACAGGCACCGGTAAGAGATTTCATCCATGAGTAATTGTTGGTCGGCAAAAAACTCTTTCGTAAAACCACCATACTCGTAATCAAAATTGCTTTCTCCTGTCACCGGGTCTACATCGGGAACCGATATTGTTTTGACTCTCGGATTTCCAATATACATGTTTTGAATGCGTCCGATAACATCATGCACGCTCCAACGAGTGGCAATATGTATCTCTTTACACGGCTTTCCGTCCGTATCTTGCGTCTTACGCTGTCTTGCGTCTACTGCGTATTTATCCCATAGCTTATCAAGTATTACAGGATTTAAGGCTTCCTCAATTCCGCCTATCATATCATCAACTAGCAAAAATTTACTTGCACGGACTTTTCCGGCATTCTTACTTCCAACAGAAGTACATTGCACTGACGGAAAAGGTTTGTATTTGCCGATATTGAATTGTTCCATTTTGGCATTCGTGCTTGTAACTGATAGATTAGGGAAAATGTCATGCCATGCATAATCATCATCATTAGTAACAATGTCGTATACTCCATCGTAGTACATTCGTGTAATATCGCCACTGTGTGAATAAAATAGGCTGTAGTCTTTTGGAAACCAACCGGCAACTGCCGAATGAAAAAATTTCTCAATCGTACTCTTTCCAGCTCCAGGTACTAGGCTCACACACAATATGTCGTATTTATCATTAATCATGCCTTGTAATGCGTCCACAAGTCCGATTTTGATTAGTTGTTTCCTACGTGGCATATAAAATCGGTCTTTAGGCTCACGCTTTTTCTCTATGTACTGAAAATAACTGTCAACTATTTTGTTTTGAGCTTCGAGTAACAAAACCTCATATTTTTTGTTTATCAGCTCATATGTGGTTTTGTGGTCGAATGCGTATTTTTCCAAATCCCAAATCGTACCACCTGTTTTAGCCGTGCAGAAGCCCTCTATAAGCTCTTTTGCTCTCTTGGTGAGTTGTAGTCCATACTTAATATCTTTCTCGCCGTTTATGGCTACACTGCAAGCGTCTACATAGGCATTAGTTACTTGTTCATCAATTCCATTTTTCTTTATATAATTTTCGTAACTATCAACTGTGGAAATAAGGCTCTGACTAGCCATAAAGAAAAGCACCTCCACTTTTTCAGCAAAGGTGCTTATAGACCTCTGCCTATAACTGTTTTAGGGTAGCGTTGCAAACTTATATGCAACGGTTCTGATATTTTATGATTGTTCTCCGTAATAGAATCCAGTCACTTCATAAAATTTTTTAGAATAAATTATGTAACTGTATTGGTTACTTCCCGGTCTTTTATAAGCTATTCCCCAATCAACAAGCTTATTCTGCAATAGCAAACGTACTGTCTGAGCGTCAACATTCAGAGCTTTCGCAGCAACCGCCACCGGAACATTAGCTTTCTTAAATACAAGATTGTCCATCGTCATTTTTCCTTTCTAAAGAAATCTTCTTGAAAGAGTCTTCGTCTGTCTCTTGCTCAGATTTTAAAAAATCACATATGTATGCAAAATCACGCCAAAGTCTTCCATTGTCTCTATATGATACCCATGATTTATCTGTTGTCAAATCAAAAATTTTCGCTTCTAATAAACCTGTGATTTTGCTATATAGATGGCAATATTGTTCTTCTGAAAGATTTGGGAAATATTCCCTTAATATTTCAAATGCACATTCGCTGAATCTGTCAAGTGCAGCTTTTTTATGTTCGTCAAGGTTTTTATATTCTCTTCTTAAGCGGCGTTTAATAATAAATATCTTAATTTTTTCTTTAAGCATATCAAATTCTCACCTTTCAAATTGTGTAAGTCTTGTCTTTTGATTTGACTTTTCCTTTTTCTTTCCCTTTTTCGTAATTTTTTATAAATACTACTTTACCGCTTTTATAATGCCTGTAATGTCCTCTTACGCTCCAACAAGGGCAATTTATAATATGTTTACCCGATAATATTGTTAATCCGTTTTCGTTGACATAATCAACGATTTCATCAAGTAAATAAATTTTATCTGTGGTACCGCTAGTAATTTTTGTTGTTTTCTCTACTTCCTCTTTTTTCTCTTTTGAGGTTTTGGGCTTTATGATTTTATCCCTTGGGGTATTCATTATGTATATCATTGTTCTGAAAACTAATTGCGCTATGTCGTGTCCTATCTCCGTATATTTCTTTTCTTCGCTACTGCAATAAACAGTCATACCATCATACTGACTTCCATCTACTTCGATTTGGTATGCTATGCCTTTTACCCATTCATTTCCTCGTCTAACAAGTTGTATCTCTGTTCCGCTTATATCTCCTATGTCATTAGAATGAAAAAACACAGCAAAGCCCAAAGTCATTTCGGCATTCAAGGTATATACCAATGCAAATTCATCATAAATAAAATTTTCTAACGAACCGCTAAATTCTTCATTAAACATTTTGTGTTCAAGAGGAATTTTTATTATATTCATAATATCACTCCTAAACCGATAGTCTTTTACCTTTATCTTTCTAAGGTCAGCAACTACAATTAGTCCGTAGTCGGTAATACATGTTTACAAAATATTCATTTTCTTGAACGTAGAAAAGATTTTCGGGGCTTGAATTGCAAACCAGTCAACCATTTCCTCATTCTTTGCCCATGCACCATCAAACCGATTTGAACTATCAGACAGTCCACTCTCATTCAGAAAAGCGTGCATAATTTCATGTCTTAAGGTCTTTTTGCGATATGTTTCCTGAGCTTTTTCGTCCATGCCTGCAAAATATTTTTCTTCGGACATATCGGCAACTACAATCAACTTGTTTTCTTCTTCGCAATAGCCCGCAAGACCTTTTTTCTCCATGTAACTGTCTTCTGACACTTTGTGGATTTCAATTCTATATTCTGCTCCAAGAATATCTATTTTCATTGTATCATCGTAAATAAGTAACTCGTTCTGTGATTTTTTTGTTGCCAACTTGGCTTTGCCTAATTCCTCTTGAAGCCTTATTATTTCTTTTTCGGTTTCCTCAATTACTCGGTGTTCCACAATCTCACTCCTTGTCCAGTTTATCCGCATACCTTGTCATTTCAATTCGTGTTCCGTTTTCATCCTTTGTATATACATTTACGTGTCTTGTAGAACTGCTTGTCGCATCTCCAAGCGTTATTTCCGTTTTATCATCATCAAACTTGTAACATTTACGCATTACTTCAATGCAGTTGTTCATTTCAGTTATTTTCATAACCTTGCCCCCTAAATTCTTGCAACTATGTGTTCTTTTGCAAAATCTTTTTTAGCTTCATCGTAAATAACTGAGCCATTTTTATCAGTTTTCAGTCTATCAAATTCGCAAGTAACCTTTATACCGTCTTGGCCACTGCATTCTGCATGATAATCAATGACACATACTTTCTTCTGCCATTTCCCATTGGCATAAATCTTTGTGTAACCGCCAGCTCTTGTTTTAATGATTATTTTACTTCTTGTTTTCTTCATTTATGCACAACACCCTTTCTGACACTTCGACACATTCTTCTCTTTTTTCTTGATTGGTACATTTACCATCTGCATTGTATCGGCAAGAAGCTAGATTGCATGTTTTATTTGTATAAGCATTATTCACATTATCAATCCATTCACGAAACGGAATATTGTTGATTGTAACATTGTCTAATGCTTCATCAGCTATCTCCTGTACCATTTTTCTGTACTGAAATTCCATCAATTATCGCCCCTTAAAGCAATCTCTCAATTTCTTTTCGACATTTTTTCTAAGTCATTCTGGAATTGAATCATCTTTGCTTATACATGGTGTCTTTGTTAAATAGCCACCGGATATGTCACCGCAAAATTTCTGTGATAGTGCTACTCTCAATGCTTGTCTGTCTGCCTCGTTATCTGCCTCAATAACAGGTTCATCTTCTAAAGTGGAACAATCTATAGACTCACCATTTCTACCGCCTATTTCGCGCGATTGTGCTTCTCTAAGCGCTTCATGCTCTAGTGATTTAATTACTTCTGCCATGCTCATTGTAATACACCTTAAATCCTTTCATTGCATAATCAGAAACAGCCTTTTTCAGCTCCTCGTTGGTGGAATAGGTCTCTTTCAAAAGAATAGCCATGCCTTTTTTGCTGATTGCATAAATTCCAAATGGAACCTGTTTACTTGCAATATGTAAAACAGCTTTTAATTGTTCTGCTTTCATTTCATACACGCTATTTCCGACTGCCAGTTTCATTTCTCATAAACCTCTCAAAATCTTCCCTGCACTTAGGGCATAAGTCAATTTGCTTTGTCTTTGTACAATAGTATTCTTCTAATACAATATTTTCTATGCCATTTCCACTTACGACCGGCTCTATTTCCCCTTGTTTAATTTCCGTAAATATTTCCTTGAAAGATGTAGCTCTTTTTAAATTTACGGTTCTTCGATAAGGGAATATTCGGTCATACCATATTTTAGGCTTTTCTATTTCCACACCGCACCTGTCGCAAGTGCGCCATTCTTTTTGATGTTTCATTCTCCCACCAGCTTTCTAGGCGCCATACATAAACATATTTCCAAAATGGAAATCATTTAGTGCTTTTTCTAATTCGTCTTTGTACCTAAATGGACTTAAAGGACTTTTTATTTCTTCCCTTAATATAGGCGACATATTGTCTATCAAAATACCTTGTGTAGCGCTTGCAAGATTTTGCGGTGGCAAATCCGCTAAAGCGCATAGCTCCATTTTTTTATGGTCGCATTTTTCAGATTTAGGGCAACTTTTACATTTTTCTGTTAATTTACTTAAAGGTTCTGCCATCACTACACCAGCTTTCTACCGCAGATAGGGCAATAATTGATATCAAAATATCCGGTTGCGCTACATCCTTTATAAATCACAATCCCCGGAACTTCATCATCCCTGTTTCTCATAACCTGTGCTTCCGTCAAGTCTGTTTATTTGGCACATTTATTTATTTTGATTTCTTTTCCGTAAATTATAAATGGATTGTTTTTATATGAGCAAAATTCACACATGCTTCTCATTTCTCCTTTGCCTTAAAAAGTGTGTCAGGAAACGGAATACCTAAAAAATGCATATTTGCGTACTTCCTAAATGTCGGTCTGCTCATGCCAGCCATTTTTGCAGCTTTTGCCTGTGAACATCTGCCATATGCGTATTCCGTCAATGCTTCTTGGAATAGTTTGGCATTTCGTGTCTTAACTCCCTTTGCCATAGAGACATCTCCTTATTTTTTGATAATCGGATAGACAGGAATCGAACCTGTGACTCCCTCAATTACTGCTATTGCAGTGGTTGTTCTTCCAACTGAACTACTATCCGTTGTACAGTTTCTTATGTGACCAGCTCCAACTCTTTTCATATTCGAGTTAAAACTAGTCACACAAGCATTTTAATTATTTCAGCAGGGGCTACTGCAACGCCTGCTTATTCGGGAGCTACCCGACCGCTTGATGTGGTGTGGATTTGAACCACACGAATTCTTCTCGAGCAGAATATACCCTCCGGGTACTGCTTACCACTTGCATACACATCAACTCACATACGGGTTGGTTTTAGGATAATACAGGTAACCAACAACTATATTTCCATTTCACTTGTATGTGATAACGCCGATATCGTGAATCGAACACGAACAACATTTCTGTTGGATAGCTTAGCGAGCTACTGGAATACCATTATCCCATATCGGCAAATAATTTATTGGCAGGACTTAGCAGCGCATTTTCTGTACCGTCCATTTAATCAAGCCTTGTCGCCTACTTGAACCAATAATTAGCTGGCAAGGTGGGAATCGAACCCACGACAAGTCGGTTAACAGCCGACTGCTCTACCGCTGAGCTACAAGCCAGTAATGAGGGTGAAGTCTAAGGAGTGGCAACACCCTCCGGAGATATAATTTGTATGTGCTGTAGGAAAAGAACTAACGAAACCTACAGCAAAGGGCATGTGAGGGATTGCACCCCACCTAAGACTCGCTAATTTGAGTTGCCCTAGTTTAACAATTAATTAAAGGGGGGATATATGTCTACTCTGCCTATTACAGATGCCTTTGCGACAGGTTGGCTTTCACGCTCGTGTATTGTGGGATTATACACGATTAAACCCTCACGAGCCTTGTGACGGCCCTTAACAGCTTTCCACTATGAGGGTGAAAGGAACTACTAAGTCCAATGTCGGGGAACCAAGTAAACCCCGAACAGGGCATGTTGGATTCGAACCAACGAATGCGGGAATCAAAATCCCGTGCCTTACCGCTTGGCGAATGCCCTATATCTATTGCCACATGAATGCTATGGCAAGTATCTGACCAAACATTATAGCAATACCAAGAAATCTTGTGCTAACTGCCACTTTTCCACTTAATGTGGCGTTTGCCATTCCAAACGCGATTAATGTCAGCCATACTGTTGTTGCAATTTTTAGTACAAACATGATTTACACCTCAAAATCTAATCGTCTTTATTTTCTTTCAATACTGCCTCAGCTATGCACGCAAGAACTAAAAACACTATTGAGACTACCATTGAGTATCGGTCAGAAAAGAGTATTCCGTAAAACATACAAAATAAAATTATCCATGTATACAGGCCCTTAAGAAACATTAGCATGAATTTATAAACAATCTTGCCGAAAATCTCCCATCTACGTTTAGATTTAAGCTCGCGAGCCTTAATTATGTACCATGAAGCCTTGCCCATATCCTCAACTACAGAACCTTTATGTCCGGCACGATATTTATACTTGTATGCAGTAATTTCACACCATTTAGCCACATCCTTAAGCCCGTAAATGTCAATCATTTCATCAATGCACTCTTTACGATTAGGCAAGTTGTAGTGACTAGGGTGATTTACCATATCGGAATTAATTTTGTTAGACTCAAATCCTGTTAATTTCATCACTGTTAGCTCCTTTACTGTTATATATTATATATAACTAATATTTAATCATAGTTGTATGTATATATATTATTATTGTGTATGTTGTTTAATTAATATATAACTTATGTTATAATAATAAATACTGCTTGGTGCGGTTGAGGCATGGGTAAAGGCCTTTTTGTTTTGGCGGATATTTTTTGGGCTAAGTGGGGCGGTTTGTCGCTTTTCATATAGACCCCTAAGGCACCCAATGCGCGCGCCGTTCAGCTCTCAACCATCAAGCATTTTAAATTGTATCTATTGCATATACAATTTACTTCTATGCTTTCAACTCTTCGTTAAACAACTGTTTTGTGAATAGTTGTAATAATTCAATAGTCCTCAAAGCCTTGTAAATAAAGGGTTTAGAATTGTGTGTATTGCATATACAATTACTTGGCATTATCAACCATGCTATCGCCCGTTAATGCTTTAATATTCTGACTATTTGCCCCGCCTAACTGTGGTAATTCATTGGCTGTTAACGCTCTCGCTTGCGTAGCCTCGTAGCCAATGCCCGGCTGATTCATGCCGAATTCATTGTTTCCAACAAACATAGCACCGACAGGAGATTTATTATCGTATGCCCTGTCTTTGATACAATCTTTACGAATTCCTTGCAATTTTTCCCAAATCTCATAACTTTTAGGACTTGACTCTTTATTTAATCTCCAATTATCTATCACACCGCAATCTATATTACACCAATTACTAAATGCTACAGTACTACACAGTTTATTATATACATCACTAATATATATATATTCATCACATATATTATTTAATATATTATAATTATATCTGTTATAGTTAGTTAACATACATGTATTGTCATATAACTGTTTATCCTTTAAAATACTGTTATCATTAAAAATAGTTTCCCCTACTCGCTTACAGACAGCTTTCCAAGGCCTTTGACCCTCGCTTTTTAAATCGTCAATTTGCAATTCCTGACAAGCCTGTTCTATAGCCCTTTCAAAGTCCTCTCGATAAAGCTGGAAGGTGCCAAAGTCGGCAACTAAATGTTTAGTTATATTTCCTTTGATTTTTTCCATCTCAGCACCTCAAAATCATAAAATAAAAAAAGCCTGCACAACCTAGAATTTAAAAGCTCTAAGCTGTACAGGCTAACCGACATCTGCATATGCACTCGTGCTTGGCGATAACACGTTCTGTGCTTAAATTGTTGATGTAAATATACACCACTAAATATATTTTGTCAAATAGATTTTAAAATATTACTGGTTGTATATATTAGGCTAAATATATTTAATCAAGTATTATATATTTATATATTATATATTTTCTTGTTTAATATAAATAAATAAAAAATAAAGGGGTTTAATAATAATATACTCTTCTATAAAGCCTTACGGCTTTATTAATATATATACTATACTTACCTTACCTAACCTATACTACGGATACATTTTGGATACAAGTCGTATACATGATGTATACATGATGTATACATTTTGGATACAACTATATTTCCTTGTTTATTTTTTCCGCTCTATAAATTTTAATTTTCCCCACCTCATTAATTAAATTGTTTCTTTGCTACGACACAACTATGACATTTTGTGCCTTGTATGTCAATTGTTTTTTGTGCCTTATTTTAGTATTTTTTCTTCACGTTCTAATTTTTCTGCTACTGCTAATTTAATAAAATCGTTAGCACTGTATTTTAGGGCTTTAATTCTGTCTTTTGTGCCTTTTGCAAATCGGCAGTTTACACGCTCAAATTTATCATCATATTTATAGTTGGCTTTTCTGCGCGCCTCTGTGGTCTTATATTCCATATGTTTTGCACCTCTTTCCTTTATATAGTTACATTCATTATATATTTTTGTGCCTTGTAAGTCAAGTAATAATAATTGCTTCTATATAATAGCGTTTTAAATATTTTTGTGCCTTGTATATATTGTATAATAGTTTTATTGTTTTGTGCCTTACATTTTGTGTATTTTGTCAATTGTTTTGTGCCTTACATTTTGATATACTTTAGTCAAGTCGAAAGACAAGGAACAAAATAAAAAAGCTCATCGCGCAGCCGGCCAAAGTTACACGATGAGCACCAAACAAAAAATAATTGAAAGGTGACTGTATTATATCACAGTCAAAAGGAAAAAGAAAATGAGAAAATTATCACACAAGGAAATTTGCAGAATGGGCGAAATGATGGACGGCATCAAATTAAATTGCAATATATACACATTTGAAAATGCAGAGAACTATATTTCACGGTTGGAGCTGTTCGACGAAAAAAGCGGCGTTTGTTGTCACAAAGTCAACGAGATTATACAGGAAATTAAAAAAGAGTTTCCCGATGCTAAAGGGTGTCAAGTCGATTCTGAATATTACGCCGCCGGGATTTATGGATGCATTGGCAGGCTTTCAAAAGTTACCGTATTAGATAGCGAATGGAATAGCAATGGGAAAAGCTTTTATATTTATTTTTAAGCCGAAACGCTCCACCATGGAGCGTCCACCGCGGGGCGGTCTCCCGGTGCTGATGATGGCAGACCAGAAAGGCGCAAAAATGAGATATTGCGGACGACAGAAAAACGGAAAAGCGTTGTTATTAACGGACGATGAAATTATAAACAATGCACTTGAACAGGAAAAAAGCGGGATAAAACCGCATTATGCTTTTTATGATTATAAGAAGCATGAAAAAATAACTCCGGCGGGCTGGCTTATATGGTCTTTAAGTGATGGCGGTTGTGGTGTAGTTTACCGCCGTAAGGATGGGAAAATGATTATTTCAACCGGCTTGCAAGGTGATTTTTGTTATTGCTAGGGGGACACAATATGAGAGATTTTATCGAGCTTTTAAAGGCTTTAAGCCTTTTTATATCATGCCTTGTAATTGGGTATGGTGGTTTGTTTTTATTTTTTTATTAAATAGCTAATATTAAAGGATTTTAAGCCGGTGCAATCCCGGCTATTAGCTTTATATATAAGACTTTTCAGGTCTTATATTATCAATTTAATTATTTTATTTATTGGTGCTTTTATACGGCTTTACGGCTGTATATATTGCACTCCGTCCGCGCGTCCGGCAAATAATCGCGCCGAGAGGTTTTATAAATGCCTTTATATTTATATCAGGCTCAAGAGGTGCAACGCCTGAAAAAATAATTGTGCGCCCTTGTAGGTGTTTTGCGTTACCACCTAATAAAAACAGATTAGCGCACGACGGACCGCGAAAAGGTCAAAAAACAGCTTATAAACCATGTACTAAAACAGAAAAGAGGGTTAATGGATGGATAACGAACTAAAAAGCCTTGACGCTGTAGAAAGTGAAATAAAAGCACGCTACAACGGCAAATATCAAAGCGCGCCGGAATATCAAGCAAGCGAGCGTGCCACACGTAAAGCAATAACAGACATTTTTAGAGCTGTCGCAGAGTCAGGCACGTGTGACGATGTTACCGCGCTTATAAGTGGCAAGGAATACCGGAGGACGGCTTTTAATAACTATCTACACCATAAAAACTATATAAGCCCAATAATTAAGGCTTGTTATAGTTAGGGGGTGTATTATGCCAAAATATGAGTATTTAGGAAAAAAGGAAATATATAGGCGCGTTCAGGCACTAGGCTATGAGATGCCAAAAATAAGCGATTTTAATTACATCAAGTATGACCGCATAGAATGGATGGAGTCACCCGAATTAAAAATTACAGTTCAAAGGTCCGGTGAATGGCTGCAAGTTGTAGAAAAGCGTGCGCACGTTCACCCGGTCACGCTTTTTTGTGACTACGTGGCCGGAAAATATATCACACGTTACTACTAGGGATATTCTATATCCCTTTTTAGCGTGCCAAAAATCAAGCGTGCAGCCGTTGGAGCTGTCGCAAGTTATCCGGCTATAAGTCCGGGTACTATCGTACATTGACAAATTAACAAAATCAATATATGATATTATGATATACACATTTAAAGCCGTGTATTTGATGTTTTAAGGGCTTTTATACGTGTTAGCGTGGATTTTATCAAGTGTGCTATAATAAACCGTAAAACAAGCCGTTTGCAATGCCTTATAGCATTGCCGTAGAGGTTCGAGCCGTCAAGCCGTGCCGGGTGTGAGTTGTTACAAGTCAGGCGCACCGACTCATGGAAATGTTTGAATTTTCAGAAAACTTCACTCAATTAAAGCGTGGTGCGAGTTCTTTGCAAGTTCTCGACAAGTTTTTGTAAAATTTTGCGAACGGATTTTTGAAATCGAAAAATCTAAAAGGTACGGGGGTATCAAAATATTTTAGGATTTTTTTAGGGTTTTGAATTTTGAATTGCCAAAAAATAAATGCTCTTGGCACTATAGTCACTCTCTCCTAGTTCTTCAATCAATTTCTGCCGTGTCATTTCCGGATTAGTCCGGTGTATGTATTCTAATAGTCTGTCTATTTTATCCATATTTCTGCTCCAATAAATCGAATACTTTGTCAGCTGTGTATACAATATTCCGTCCGTACAGGCTCATAAAGTCTGCGATTATTTCCTCTGTCTCGATGTCAATGTCACAGCCGTATGAGAATGAGTACACATGCACCAGTTCGTGACATAGTATCTTGTCAGCCATGTAATCAGACACATTATCGGCTATCGTTACTGTCTTGGTTGTATTATCGGTCACTCCTAGGCTTATTGTGCCGTCAGACCGCCTTAATTCGCTTGATGTGGGCTTTTTAAATTGTATGTGCCACAATATATCATTAACTCTTATATCCATGCTTATGCCCTCTAAAAATGGCTATGAGCATTACTACCCATAGCCTTAATAATTACAGTTTTGACGCAAGATTGCTCATTTTGGTGCGCAAAAGGTTGCGTTCATCGGGTGTCATGTCATTTAAAAGCTCCGATATATCTCCGCTCAATTCACGGATATACATGTCAAGGGCTTTCATTTTATGCTCTTTGTCCTCTGTAGAGGCTCCTTTGTGCATTTCTTTTGTCTCGGTATAATGTCTCTTTGCCCTGTCATAATTGCTTTCACTCACATGTGGTGCAATCGGTTCAGAATAGTACATCTTACCTTGGCTCTTATCCATGTCACGCATATACTCCATGTCGTTGTAGTTTACCGGCATATGATATAGTGGCTCGGTGTATCTCCTGTAATCGTCTCTTGAATTTTCCATAGCTTCAACAATCAGATACTCCTTGTCAAATTCTACGATATTCTTAACAATCTCGGTAAAATCCTTTAAATCGTCAAGATTTTGTCCCTCAAAATTGTCAATTCCAATTCCGTCAACTTTAGCCTTGACGCATTCCATTATCTGTTTAGCCCATTTATGCATAATATTAAACCTCCTAACCTATACGATTTACTGTAATATTCGCATTACTTACATCAATTGCTTGGTCTGATGTATTTTTAATAGACACCTGTACGCAACATCCTCTTGTCACCCAAATATCCGTGCCCGTGGCCACATTAAACAACGCTTGCGTTGCTGTTGGTGTTACAACCGCCTTTGTTGACAAGTCGGGTTCTCCATTAATTGCTATTGCTAAAGAAATCTCTCCTGCCGTTCCTGTACTTGGAACGGAAATATTTCCCGAAAAATCAACTCTAAACTTTGCTTTGCAATTATTTGTTTTCGGACTAAGCGTAAACAAACCGCTTCCTGTTCGGTGTCCTACGCACCCACTATTGCAATTTGATGTCGTGTCAGTAAACAAAACATTTTGATTTATTGTCACCTCTTGTAACTGTACATTTGTAAATTCTGCCATTATTTCTTACCTCCATATTTTTTTACCGGAGTCTCCAACGCTTCTTTTAAAGTGTATCCAAATTTTTTAATTCTTTGATGAACCACTGAATATGAAATATTGTACTCTCTACACCATTGATTAATCGTCTTTGTTTCTCCATTTAATTCATAGCATACATTGTTTCTTTTGTTATTAGCTTGCGTAATATTATCAGCCCAGCGGCAGTTGCTTGGTTCATAATTGCCATTCACGTCTATTCGGTCGATGGATAACCCTTTCGCATACCCGTTTGACATTGCCCATTCGTAGAAATTATAAAAATCATTCTCCCATTCTTCACAGACAGAAATTCCTCTAGCACCATAACTTTTAAATGAAGTTGAATTTGGATTATTACACCTCTGTTTCATTGAATTCCAAACTCCGTATAATGGTGTGTGTGTCATTCCGTGAGTAGCCTTCATCTTCTGAGTTTCGATTTTAATGCAACCACAACTTTTTGTATTTCCACTCTTTAGGGAATTTGCATGAACAACTGTGTAATTTCCGCAATCGCATTTACATAACCATCTAGTACTTGAATTTAGGCTTTGATATTTTTTGATTACTTCTAACCTTCCGTATCTTCTCCCTGTCAAATCTATTAAGCGTTCTTTTCTGCAACCGCAAGACCTAGTATCTCCACACAATAATTTTTTTGCCAAGACTTTGCACTTATTTCCGCAGTCGCACTGGCAGAGCCACAATGCCCCATTTCCATGACTACTTCCCGCGTATTTCAGTACTTCAAGATGATAAAATTTTTTGCCTGTCAAATCCTTAAATACTCCGCCTTTACAACCACAGCTAGTTTTTCTGCCATTACGTAATTTTACCCCCGGTGCAATGCATTCTCCACCGCAATCGCATTTGCATTTCCACATAGCTCTGCCTTTATCATTTGACCCCGCATATTCCATTACAACAAGTTTGCCAAATCTCTGCCCTGTAATATCTTTAAAATTGTTGCTCTTTTTATCCATAATTGTCCTCCACCTTATAGTAACTTAATTAACCTTAATTAAATTATACCAAATCTTTTTCTTGATTTCAACAATAAATTGTGTTAAACTTAATTAAATTTATGAAAGGCGGTACAAAATATGCCAAAAGACGAACTTAAAAATCGCATTCGTTTTTCTACAACTCTTGATAAAGATGTTGAAAGAAAATTAAAAGAATACTCAAAGCAAAGCATGATACCTATTAGCAAATTGGTTGATACTGCTATAGCAAGGTTTATAGAAAGCCAAAAGCGATAAATTATAAGGGCAAACATTATAGTCTGCCCTTTATCTTCCCAACATTTGTGTCGGTAACATCAAGTAATACTGTTTAGCAGACATAACCGAGTTAAACTCAATTAAGATACTCAATTATTCTGTTGTAAATATTCAGGTATATCCTTTCTTGGGAGTTGGTGTTTTCCTGTTGTTTTTTTACCGAAAAGGCATTCTTCTACTGTCCACCCGGCATTATATCTATACCTTAAAGCTTCTCTGCTTATGCCAAGTTCTTTTGACCATTGAGAAAGAGTCTTTTTTACCCCGTTATAAACTATAAAAACAGAAGTCCTCTTGTTTGACTGTTGCTCGCTCATGGGTATCCAAGTACAATTAGACGGCTCATAATTTCCGTTTACATCTATTCTTTCAAGTGTAAGGTCCTCTGAATATCCATTTGCGTATGCCCACTCCCTAAAATTCCAAAAAGTAAGCCATTCATCACACATTTTTATTCCTCTGCCACCATAATCTTTATAATTCGGAGAATTAGAATTGTAACATCTTGTTTTTACAGAACTCCACTTTTTATAAAGCTTTCCTGTTGATTCCCCATGACAAGGCCTTACCTTTTTAGCATAATAACTTCTAAGGCACCCACAAGATGTGCTCGTCCCCCTCTCGAGGTTGTATTGGTAGCAAACAACTTCTTTCCCACAGTCACACTTACAAAGCCATTGGTTATTGCGGTTTTTTCTTCCATACTTTTTTATAACAGTTAAATTACCAAACTTTAGACCAGTTAAATCTTTTGCTTTGTGTATGCATCCGCAACTTTTGGTATGTCCATTTCTAAGGCTTTTACCATTGACGATTGCATAGTTTCCACAATCGCATCTACACTTCCATAAGTGATACCCTTTTTCGTTTTTTCCTGAATACTCTTCAACTATAAGTTTACCAAATCTTTTTCCAATTAAATTTTCAACAGCCATGTGCCTAACCTCCGATATTTATATAATTATTATATCATAAATTAGGCACATTAGCAATTTTAAACTTAATATTGATAAAAAGTTTTAGCAATTACAGCCGGTATTGCAACCGCAACCATAGTACGCATTTGGATTAGGTACTGTGTATGCCGGGATTGGTGCCGGGTTTACAGCATTGATAATCTGATTTGTCTGCGCTGCCATTGTACTAGTCAGAAGTGCGTTCTGCCTATCCTGTGAAGCGGCTCTGCGTAAATCATTGTTCTCTGCTGTAAGCGTTGCTATCTTGTCCTGGCATAAGTAGTCTAATATGCTTCTAAAACCTGCCTGCTGACTGTCAATAATATCTCTTGTATTATTGTTCATTGTGTTCTGCAAAGCGCAAGTGTTAGTAGCCATATTGTAGTTTACGCCCTGAATGGCTTCTCTTGTCTCACAGCAGCAGTTAGCAAGCTGTGACTGTAAAGCGTTTGTATTCTGCATATTAGCGACTGTATCAGCGTTAATAGCCTGCTGGATGCCGTAGCCTGTCTGCATAATATTTGTGTTAATACCGTTAAAACCTGTGAGCATACTGTTGTTCATAGCATAAAAGCCATCACAAAGTCCGTTGGAAATGCCATCTAACTTACTGACAACTGTCTGGTTGTCAAAACCTCTCTGAATTTCACTGCCGACACCGCCATTCATTCCGTTTCCTCCGAATCCGTTACCGAATCCACCCCATCCGAAGATAGCAAAGATAACGATAATAAACCATAACCATGAGCCTTCTGCGCCCCATCCGTTGTTATTTCCGTTTCCGTCAATGTTCGCAACAAGCGGAACGGATGCACAATTACCTGTGTTAAACATAGAATTTACCTCCATAATTTATTTTTATATACATAATCTTGCAAGAATTAGTATCACATTCCTAATTGGCTTTTAAATGACTCAAAAGCCTTATCTGCGTCAATTCCCTTTTCTTTGCACAAATTCCTAGCCATCTGTTCGATACCCTTTGAATCTCCCTTTTGAGCCATCTGCATAGCGTTTCTAGCCATTGGATTGCTCATTACACTGTTATTCCCCACTATCTGTTGTAAAAGTTGCTGTGGGTTTCTCATGCCTTGTAACATCTGCATAGGATTCATTAAGACTCACTCTCCTTTTGCGTTCTTGAAGCTTTTCTCTGTGTTCCTAAAGATTTGTCAAATCTATTCTCTAACTGCCCTATCTTCTCCGATAACTCTTCAAACTTATTCAGAAATAGCTGTGTGCTTTCGTCTGATAGGGTAAATTTAGCATTTTCTGTATTAACCATAGAATTTACTGTCTGATTATCTTTAGGGGCTGTATAAGGCTTATACACAATCGTGTTGATAGTTCCGTCAGCGTTCCAACCCTTAACATATATCTCCGACATATCCTGCTTCGGGAAAAATGCCATTGAGCCATCCATAGGAACCTCGTTGGCGTTGATATTTTCAACTGCCTGTACTATTCTTCCGTTAATGCCTGCTATCTGCTGTGGCATAGGCTGTTGATTCATCTGCATAGGCTGTTGTTGTAAGCTCTGCTGATAATTTTGTAAAAAGTTCATTCTATCCATATATGGATTTTGAGATTGTATATAAGGATTATTCATCATAGGTGCCTGATAAGGATTGTTCATTGTCTGCCTCCTCTAAAACTTCCTCTATCGCTTTAATGACAAGAGATAATGTCATCAGGTCGATTTTTTGTAACTCACTTTTAGCAAATATTTGTTCTCTCACTTCATCGTCAAACATAACATCATCTCCTTATGCCTAAATTGTGGCATAAAAAAAGAGAAGAGCATTTCCATGTTCTTCTCATATTTGTGTCATATAATGGCTTTTCTATATACAATTTTTACTACACACTTTTTGGGGTGGTTACTACACAGTTACTACACACTTTTCGCATTAAAATGCATTAAAATACATATAATTTTATATTTTTTACGATTTTACGAAAATCCCGCAGATCCTTTATTTTCCTAGGATTGCGCCGTTATTTACGAAATCGTATGGCACTCCTTGATATACATAATAATTAAGCCAGTTGGAATAAAGTATATTACCGTGCGACCGCCACTGTAAAAGCGGCTTTTGTGTATCATCATTATCCGGATAGTAGTTCACCGGCATATCTATATCAAGCCCCTTTTTCTTATCCCTCTCGTACTCATTGTGAAGAGTATATCTGTCATACTCAGGATGCCCCATCACAAAAATCTTTTTACCGTCCTGATCCATCAGGAGGAATACTCCGGCATCATCCGACTCCGCAAGTATGGTAAGCTCAGGATGCTTTAATATATCCTCCTTTAAGACCTCGGTATGCCTTGAGTGTGGTGCGTAAAACACGTCATCGAAGCCTCTGACAAGTGGGATTTTTCTGTTCTTTACACGGTGCGCATACACACCAAACTTCTTCTTTGGAAGCACACGCTTTGGTATGCCGTAGTGATAATATAATCCTGCCTGTGCACCCCAGCACAGATGAAGTGTGGAGAAAGCATGTGTCTTGCTCCACTCCATTATACTGCATATCTCATCCCAGTAGTCTACCTCCTCGTATTCCATAAGCTCAACCGGTGCCCCTGTGATTATCATGCCGTCAAAGTATCTGTCCTTTATATCATCAAAGGTCTCGTAAAATTTGTTCAGATGACTGAGTGATGTGTGCGTGGCCTCGTGAGTAGATGTGGTCACAAACGTTACATTAACCTGTATAGGGGTATTTGACAGCGAGCGCAGTATCTGAAGCTCTGTGTCCTCCTTTAATGGCATGAGATTTACAATCGCAATCTCCAGCTGTCTGATATTCTGATGTGATGCCCTGTTTTCGTCCATCACAAATATATTTTCTCTCTCAAGTATTTCCTTTACAGGTAAATCATTTTGTGTCTTTATAGGCATTTTATAACCTCTTTTCTAACGCCCAAACATCTCTATAAATGTATCCTCCGAGATGATAGGTATTCCTAATTCTTTTGCTTTTTTATTTTTTGATGAAGTAGATTCAGTGTCGTTGTTTACCAGATAGTCTGTCTTTTTTGACACGCTTCCTGTCACCTTACCGCCCTGTGACTCCACATAGGTCTTAAACTCGCTTCTGTTGGCAAAATCATGCACATCGCCTGTGATAACGAAGGTCTTGCCGTTTAAGCTTCCCTCCGACATATCCTTTATATCGACCTTTTCTATGTCAAGCTCCTTAATCAGTGCTTCAAACATCGCGCTGTTTTTGGGATTTGCATACCATTCAAGTATGGAGCCTGACTTTTCCTGGCCTATGCCGTCTATATCCACAAAATCAGTGGCATTTCTCATCCTGTCCGCAAAACCCTCAAAGCCTATCGCATTGACAATTTTCTTACCTGCATCGGTACCTATAAGAGGTATACAGAGTGCAAATATCAGATTAACAGGATGGACATGTCTGCTTTTTTCGATGGCAGTCTGCATATTCATGCATGATTTTTCTCCAAAGCCTTCCATGCTGCTTATCTTATCAAAATGCTCGGGCAGATGGTATATGTCAGGGAACTGTTTTATGAATCCCTCATTTATAAATTTTAGCATTGTCTGTACCGAAAGTCCATCTATATCCATTCCGCTTTTGCTGACAAATCTTGAAAACTTTTTGACATTCTTGGCTGTACAGTCAGGGTTTGTGCAATGCAGAGTCTTCACACCGCTGTTTTTACTTACAAATATGCGTGTCGGATGATGACACACCGGACATTCCTTCGGAATCTCAACTGCTCCCACCGCATCCTTTACAGCTATGCATTTCGGAATAATCTTGTTGGCTTTTATCACGGAAAGTGTACACTCTTTTCCCACCCCAAGCCTTTCTATTTCAGTCAGATTGCAAAGCGAAGCTCTCGAAACCGTCGTACCCTCTATCTGCACCGGCTCAAAAACAGCCACCGGCGATATTGTCGAAACCGCACACGACCATTCAATATAACGAAGCCTCGTATCTACAGCCTCATCCTGCCACTTGAAGGCAAAACCTGCTCTCGTTGCATGATGTCCCGTGACGCTTCCGCCTGCAGCGTAGGCAGTGTCATCATAGCATATGACAAGTCCGTCCACAGGCACATCCATCCTGCCACTCTCGACATCCCTTGTCCAGCGTTTTACAGCCTCATCAAGGCCTGCCGCATCTGTCGCCTCCCTTTTGACAACATTAAATTTCATATCACTAAGATAGCTCATTCTATCCCCCCATGATATGATATCATCATCTATATGCACGAGTGTAAACGCATAAAACACTACATGTCTGCGCTTCACTTCTTCCACATCATCGAGATTTAATGTACCGGAGGCAAGGTTCCTTGGATTGGCATATTTCTCATCATCGTCCTCGATTGTATCATTTAACAGCTTAAAATCCGTGTAGGAAATTGTCGCTTCCCCTCTTACAACCATATGTCCCTTGTATGGTATCTCCTTTGGGAAGCCGCTTATGGCATCCTGCAAAAAGGTGATGTTACTTCCTACAGTTCCATTTCCTCTCGTCAGTATTTTCACAAGCCTGCCACCGTCATATGTGAGCACGAGTGTCAGTCCATCGAGCTTCCATGAAAGCCAGATTGGCATATCACCTGCCCATTTCTTAAGCTCCTCAATACTCTTTGTCTTTGCAAGTGAAAGTGCCGGATACTCATGCGGCTCACGATTTCCAGCCTCTGCCTCATAGCCTGCATTCTGTGTCGGACTGTCCTGACGGATATATCCTGTTTCTTTTTCAAGCTGAGTAAGCTCATCAAACAGTGCATCCCACTCGTAGTTTGGCATTATTTCATCTGCGCCGTTGTAGTAAGCTTTTGATGCGCGGTTAAGACTTTCAACAAGCTCATCTATCTTATCTTTTATTTTGTTATTCTCCAT